GTCTTCGCCTGGAACATCGCACAGCGGTAGAAGCACCCGAAATGTTGGCCTGTAGCGCGTTGGTCGTGTGGACACGTTTGATCGTCCGCGGTGCGCGGCGCAATGCGCAAACGCTTCCTGTGGTCTTCGGGCCAGATGTGGTCGTCGTGCTCGGGCCACTGTTCAGGATCGATCGAGCACAAGCCCCACGTGCACGACGTAGACCTGTTGCCGATCGTGTCGTCGTCGCCCATGCGGAGCTCAAGGCCATCGGCGATGCGCGCGCGAAGGCGACGAAGCGAATCTTGGTGGCGACCTTCACCCATGTCCGGGTTGATCGGCTCGTCGTTGTGCTGCATGCGTCTGCGCGTGTCGGTCATGTCGGTTTCTCCTTGTCGCGGTTCGAGCCCTTGAAAAGGCAAAGGCCGGGGTACCTTGCGGTCCCTCGGCGCCTTGCGGGTTGGGCTCGATGATCCACGAAGAACCAACGAGCTCCAAGCCTAGCGCCGTAGGCGCGGCTGTGTCAATCGACTGGTACACCCCACGCGCGGATGATGTTGCAGGCGCGTTCCTCGTCACCGTGCATGCGGCGAGTGTTGCGCGTCCGGTCATGACTTCGCGTTCTCCTTCGCGGCGTATTCCGCAAGCGCGAGACAGCCCGCGCACTGACAGTCATCGTCCGGCATCTCGCACGTGCGAGACAACGTCTCTTCGAGCTCTTCGCGCGCAAGCTCGAGCGCGTCCACGCGATCCTGCAGCGCCGTGACTTCCTGCACGAGATCGCGCGCTGCTTGGCAGAGCTCGACGACTGTACGTGAGCCTGGCTCTTCGTGGGCGTGTAGCTCGATTTCGTCGAGCCGCAGCAGCACGCTGTGCCGCCCGAGAGATACGTTGCCCATTAGCGTCCCCGCAAAATGCGCTTGAGCTTGTGCGCCGAGCTCGCGGGATGCACTTCCGGATTCGCGGCGCGAAGCCACGTCCGGAACGACACACTCGCCGCGCCGTTGATCACCTCACGGCGATACACGTCGCGTGCGTGCTTCGTCGTCACGGGCTCGCAGAACGTGATGCGGTGGCGCTTTCGTTTCTCGGTCGTCGCTACAGTCGTCATGGTCTCTATTCCTCTTTCGCCTTCTTGATGCGCAAACGCACACCGTGTTTTACTTCCCAGCGCTCCGCACCTTCGCGGACGCTGAGATCCGAAATGCTGAGCTCGCGCGTGTGCACCGCACCCATCTGCAGTAGCGTCGCAAACGCGAACAAATACGGTCGATGCACGTTCGCGTGCAGGTACACGCCGCCGTAGACGTACGCGGCGCAGCATGCGTCGTACACGTGCCCGACGAAGTCAGGGTGCGTAGTGTGGTAACCCTCGGTGTCGAAGGCTTCCATCTGCGCCTGCACGCGCACGCAGAGCGCCTGCACGACTTGCCCCGCGGTCACCGCCCGCCTCCTTCACGAAGCGCGTGAATGGCGGTGTCAAGATGATGTTCCACGTCGGCCCATGCCCCGCTGCGAGCAATCGCGAACCCCGCGCGCATCCCGCGTATCTCCGCCTCTACGATGGGGGACGGAGCGGAGAGGTCGGTGGATGATAGAGGTTGCCAGTGGGTTGGCACTACACGCGTGCTGCACCCACGCATGCGCCATGTTGTCGCGCCGCGGTTCGTGTAATCTTCGGCGTAACACTCGGCGACGTCGAAGTAGCCGGCACACTTCTCGTACCGCACGAGAACACGCGTACCGTCTGTGGGCGCCGAATCCATCGATTTCCAGGTCATTCGTCTTCGCCTCCCGCTCGAGCGACACGCGCGAGCAGAAGCGTCGCCTCGACGTACGTCTGCACGAGCTCGCTGATCATGTAGCTCAGCGTGAACGGGCGTCCGTAGAACGTCCCAAAGAGCTGCCGCTTTGCCCACTCGCGTTGCTCGTCCGTGACGGCGTCGAACGGTACCTTGTACTGCACGGCAGCGCAGACGCGTGTGAGGTCTTTGTGTCCGTGGTAGTGCGCGCATAGGATGAACGCGTCCCACCAATGCCGGTGCAGCATGGGGTGCATCAGTGGCGCTTCGAACTCTCCGTCGCTGTTCATCTTGAAACCGCGCTCGAACAGGTGGAAGAGCAGCGTCGAGTGATCGCCTGCGTTGACTTCTGGAAGGTCGATGTTTCGCATTACCACAAGTCCTCCGAATAGAGTTCTGCGCTATCGCTGATTGCGCCCTCCAAATAGCCACCCCTGCGCGGGATGAGCTGCCCTTGCGCACGCGCGATTTGCATCGCCTCGGCGCGCGTGACGAACGTGCCGTCGTTCGTGACGAAGCCTTGCTCGTACGCGTTCCGATCGAACTCCTCGTACCCAACGTGCGCGCACGCGCGGATGAGGTGGGAATGCCTCGCGGGCGGAGGCAACGTGATGATCACGTGGCCAACGCGAAGCGCAGCTGCAGCGATGTAGTTCATCACGTCTCGTCCTCCGGTTCTTGGATCTGCAGCGCGAACGGAACGTATCGAGCGCACGTTGCTTCGGGCCGGTCGAACGTATCGACGAGCTCGCGGTACTTAAAGGGCACGACCTGCGCGCGCTTTTCTTTCAGCGCACGGCACACGAGGCACACCTGGTACTCGGTCTCCTCTTCGTTCGCGACGATCATCACGAAGCGTCCTGCAGCTCCGCAGTGCGGCTCCGGCGCATCGCTGCGCTCGAGATGCGCGAGCAACGTGTGCTTCACGGGCGCGTGATCGGGCCCGACGAGGGTGAGGCGCGAGCCGGTCATAGCCTGCTGTCCCTTCTGCGCTCGACGCGCTCGAGGAACTCACGCACGGTCATGGTATTCACGGCCGCGCGCCACACGTCGTATTCGAGCTCGAGGAGCGCCTCGACTTCATCGAAGAACGCGTCCGTGAGAAGCTTGCGCTTTGCGCGCGCGTCCGCCTCACAGCCAAGGCATCCGCCCCCGAGAATCGCAGACCCTACACCATGCACGGAGCACGTCATGCTGACCTCGCGCGTAGATGCTTTGCATCTACGAAGAAGCACGCGTAGTGGGGGTCGAGTGTGTTCTCGCCGGACGCGTATTCGTCCACCGCGCAGTAGATGCCGTCGGCAGTGACGTCTATCACGACAGCGTCGCGACCCGCGCCGTAGTACTCGTACGTCGCGAGGTCACCTGGCTTCCACGGCGTAGGTACAACCTCTTGCGGCTTGCGACAGTCGTAGAGCGTGAACCTGCGTGAGAGTTGCAGGCCAAGACCGGCCATCCACGACGCTTGGTGGATCTCGGTTGATCCATGCCGCGGGACATGGTCCACGACCGCGAGTTGCCACACGTCGTTGCTGCGAAGCACCTCGATGGGATCGCCAACCTTGAGCGCCCTGAACCAGGCTTCGTGCGCTGTCCAGGCACGGTCGTCTATGGTTCCGTTGTTCAGTGCAGTCTTCTCCGCGAGCGCCGCCTCGAGCTTCGCTATACGCGCCTCGAGCGCTTGTATCGTGGGTGTTCGGTTCTCCAAGTGGAAAATGCGTTCCTTCAAGGCGAGCAAACTGTCTGCGCTGGTGCTCATGGTTTTGATCCATTTCCGCACACGCATGTGTGCGAGTCAGTGGTAACGAGATAGCCGCTCACGCCCGCGTCGCCGCAGGTCTCACGGCAGCATTGGTAGCCGACAGCGCGAGCGTCGTGGTGCACAGCGCGCTCGCACGTGTCGATGCGCGGTGCAGCAGAGCAACCACCCTGGTAGCACTCGACAAGCAACGTGACGCAGTAGGACATGCCGATCGCGACGAGGATCCATTCGCCGACACTGCGGCGACGGATGCCGAGCTTCTCCGACAACGTCATTGGTCCTCGAGCTCCTTCTTCGCTTCTTCCCATGCCTCGTTGAGCTCGACCTGCTTCGCGTTGTTCCCGCCCTCGAGATCCGGGTGGTGCATGAAGCACAGCTTGCGATACGCGAGCTTGACGTCGTGCAGCGTCGCGACCTTGAGCGTGAAGCCAAGCACCTCACGCCACGAGCGCTTCACGGGTGGAGGCGCTTGCTCCTCCTCGGTGGGGGGCAGTACGTTGAACGCGCTGTACGCGCGCTCGAACACAGCGCTCGCCTTGATCCGCCTGATTGTCAGAAGGGCTTCGAGCGCCAGCCAAAGGGCGCGGATGTTCTCGCGGACCGTGCGCCACGAGTCGCACGCCATCACCTTCGCGGTGAGCGTTCGGTGCGTGCCCTCGCGCACAGTCCAGTAGACCGCTACGCCGGGGTCCTCGACCTTCTTCTCCGCGCTCGCCTTCGGGTAGAGCGCAGCGTCGCTGTTCAGGCGCCCTGCGGGGATGTTCGTCGAGACGACGATGGTGCCCACCGCGCCGAGCTTGCGGAGCGTGCTCACGAGGTCGCTGCACGCAGCGGCGAGCGTGACCTTGAACTTCGAGTCCTGACGGCGGAAGTCTTCGGTGCGCTTCCAACCGTCAGGCCACGCGAGCGGATACGCTTGGTTCACGGCCACCCCGGTGTCGCGATGCTCGCGAGGTCGATGACGATCTTCGCGATCGTGCGCGCGTCCTTGCGCCCTCGCGCGATGCCACGAAGCGCAGCCTCGAAGGCTACAACGCGAAGGTTGCTCGTGAGCTCGGCATCGTTGCGATCGGCTGCGCGCCGACACGCTGCGACGTGCTCGTGGAGCTCGGCGTAGAATCTGCCTTGTTGCGGGGTCATGCCCACTGCTCGCGCTTCTCACCTTCGGGCGCCGCAGCGACCCAAGCGTGAAACTCTGCGCCGAGCTCCTTGTAGATCTCGGCGCGCGTCTTCGGGAACCCCGCAGCGTTCTTGTTGAACGGGTTCACGGTTTGGAAGAACTTCACGACCTGCGTGCGGCGCTTGCCAGTCGTCGGGTCCTTCCAAACCCTGCGACCCTTCATCGCGATTTCGTCGAAGGTGTACCTCGTGCTGTGCATCGTATCCTCGGGTGTTGTGGGTAGGCCGGTAGGCCTTGGGGTTTGAAGTCGAGACGGCTGCTGCGCGGCGCCTGGTGGGCTCCCCTCTCCGAGGCTCATTCCTCAGGGAAAGAAAACGTCGCGCAGCATGCGTCAAGGCTTCAACGTTGCCCCGTATAGGTCCGGGAGCCACGACCCGCAGTTCAGTTCTTCATGACGCACCTCGTAGAGGAGGTTCTCAAATGCCTTCTTCAGGCTCGACGCACAAATCTAAACATTCACGTACATCAGGGGGCCGACGGGGTTACATGGTACACCTACCGGGCTACACGGCTCGTCACCGCGAAAGCCCCAACGAACATCTACGCTACTAGACCCGACCCGACATGACGCGTAGCGACGTCCTTAGGGTCCGGTTGTTCGTGGGGACTTTCTCGAGGACGAGCGACCTCCAGAAAGAGCAAGGGCGTCACGTAACCGAAGTCAGGTGCCGCCGCTTGCAGGTGGGAGGAGTTACAATCGCGAGTGAGACGACCGAACACCTCTATCCTACGCAAGGCCGCAGGCCGGCGTCAACCCCCGATCGGGGCGCAGATGATGTCGGCCTCGCTGCCCGAGAAGCGGAAGTCCTCGACGAGGAAGAGGCGCGAGTCCACGAGCGGCGTTGGACGCCAGACGCGCGGGCTTCGGTTCGTGAAGGACCCGAGAAAGTCCCCGCAATCTGCGTCCTCGCTGTCGAGCACGGTCCACGTTGGTGCTTCCGCGTCGAAGCGGCCAGATGCGCGCACGAGATGGTCATCGACCGGGAACGCGAGCTTGCACCCGGAGATCTCGAGCTCGAGATCCACAGCTTGCACGGTTTGCAAGCCGTCCACCGTGGTGTACTCGGGCACCGTGTTATCCACGTAGCCGGTCACGTCGCCCTGGCTGTTGCGGATCGTGCCGACACAGCGCCACTGCGTCACGGGCTCCATGCTTGCGTCCTCGGTTGTTCCGCAGGCCGCGTCCGTGTCCGGGACGACGGTGATGACGTTGTCCGCGCAGCCACCGAGGCTGAGCAGTAGGAAAATGCTGAGTGCCTTGTTCTTCATTGTCTTACCCACCTGTTTGTGAGACGTGTCGTCGTGCTTGTTTGTTCACGACTTTTATCTTCGCGTTTACTTTTCACGAATCTTGCGCTGCAGCGCCGCCACGACGTCCGGGCGGGCCTCATCAAGATACGTCGAAGTCGTCGAGAGCGCCTCGTGTCCGAGGAGTTCCTTGACCGCCATCAGGTCGTTGGTCGCGCGCAGGGCTTGTACGGCGACCGTACGGCGAAGGCGATGCGGGTACATCCGCTCGAGGGGCGCAGCGGCTCCGAGCCCTCCGAGCTGCCCGTGCCGGATCTCGTTCGATGCGACGGCGACGTTGTAGCTCTGGAGCCTGCGGCGCACGCGCTGATAGGCCGCGTGGTTCGCGTCCGCGATGCTCTCCGGAAGGCCCGTCACCGCGTCGGCAACGGTGGCAGACGCGTCGAGGCGACCCAGAAGCGCGCTCCACGCCTCCTCTGCGCCCGCCCACGGAAGACGGCGCAGCTTGCCACCCTTCACGTAGACCTCGACGACGCCGCTTCGCTTGCCGCGCACGAGCGCTTCGCGGGTCACCCCGAGCACGTCGCTGATGCGCAGGCCCGTCGTCGCGAGCACGTAGAGGACGGCGTCCTCAACCTCGACGCCGCGCGCGAACGCGTCCACGAGCTCGATCCACTGCCCGTCGGGGATGGAGCGCGCGACGTTCTTCCGCGCGCCCTTCTTCCGGCGCTTGATGCCGTCGAGTCCCTCGTCGTTCGCCGCGAGCACGTTCGTCGCTGCGAGCGTGTAGTTGTGCTCGAGGGGATGCTCGGCCCACGCAAGCCAGAGCTTGCAGGCGGCGGGCGTCACCATCGGGCTCTCGGCGAGACCCCGCGACGCGCGATCGAGCGCCTTCACGTAGCTGAGCGCCGTGCTCGGCTGATAACCCGCCTTGATGAGCGTGTCGCGAAACTTGAGCTGGACCGGGTTGAGCTCCATGGCACTAGCCTAACGCAGCAGCGCGTGATCGACACTCGGCCGCGAACGCGCGCAGCTCTTCGGGGGTCGCGATGCTCGGTTTCCCGGCGCCGCGAACAAGCTCGGCCGCACGCCGATCAGCCCAGAGCGCGAAGCTCCGAAGGCGTGTGCGGCTTGTGTAGACGTCGATGTCGCTCATGCTGCCGGCCTCTCGAACGCGCGAATAGCCATCGCGAACGCGTCGCTAAGCTCTGCGCCGACGCCTTCCTCAACGCGCTCTCCGCGGCGCAAGGACACGACGGTAAGCCGCGTGCCTTGGAAGCTTTTCGTGTGCACGCGATGGGGGACGAGCGCGCACGCCGTGAGCGTGTCGTTGAGCTCCTTGAGCGAGGTGCACGCGCGCACGGGTCCGTCCGCGCGAAGGCGTTCGAGAAAGAGCGCTGAGTGGGCGAGCGCGAACGCGACGCACTGCCCGACGGTGGCGTACTTGCCCGCGGAGATCCGCCCGGAGCTCTCGAGCGTGGTCACGTACGCGGTCGCGTACTCGCATGAGAAGACGGGATAGCCGCCGAGGTTGAGCGCGTAGTCTTCCTCGACCTGAAGCGCAGCGTCCGCCGCCGCTTCATGCTCCGCGTCGTTCATCTCACGGTTCAAGAGCCGTTCGAAGTCGTCCACAGGTCACGCGTCCTTTCGAATGAAGCGACCGCTGACGATCGCGTAGGCGTTCTCGTGCTCGCCGAGAGGCCACACCGTCACGTTGACGGCGCCGCTGAGCTCGACGTGAATCTTACGGATGAGCACAGCGCCCGTACCGAGGCGCGCGATCGAGCGTACGCGGACGATGTCACCCACGGTGAAACGCCCTGCGGCAGTCTCGAACCACGAGACGTCGTTCACGCTGTAGACGCCGTGCGCCTTTACCGCGATGACGTGTCCGTGCACGATCGCGCAGTCCGTACACGCGTACGTGTACTCGCGGTCGTCGGTCGGCGGGTTCCCGTCGTCAGGAATATCCGATGACAGGATCCGCACACGCGCGGGCACGTGCTTGTTCTTCGTCTCGAAGCAGTAGTCGCAGTTGAAGTCCGTCTCCGGACCGTGTGTGAACTCGGGCATCGTGTCCTCCGCTTCACGCTCCACCGAAGTCGAGCACGAGCCGCAGGGCAGGATTAGTCCTCTACGTAGGCGCGGTGCTCGACGCGGTAGACGCTCCATTCGCCATCCTCGATAGGGCACATGGCATCGAGCAACGATGCAGCATCAATCGCCTCTTGCTCCGTCGCGAACCATTTGCCCTTGCCTGCGCGATCGAAGCGATCCGCGTCGGTGCAGCCCTCGGGGGCAACACGATACGAGACAGCAAGAATGTGTCCCTCTGCGCCTGCGTAGATAGACTCGTCGTGTTCCTCGATCGTCGCGGCTCGGAGGCGCGCCGTGGTGTTGCTGTCGCACAGGTGGCCGAGAGTGGCGACGCCGTTGTGGGTGATGTTCATGCTCATGGTCTCCGGGGGCAGTCCGTATCTATCACTCAGGCGTTACGCACACCGGCAAGCCGAGGTGCGTGGTGTCGTTCGTGGCGACGGGCACGAGCCCTCCGCCGCGGATCATCGCATAGCCGTAAAGCGCGCCCGTGACGCCCACGAGCGTCTCGCCGATCCACACGCCGTCGGCATCTACGGGCGATGCAAGCCACGCGTCGAAGATATCTTGCGGGCTCGCGTCTTCGAGCGTCACGAGAGACGCCCCGTACGCGTCGCACGCTGCCGAGGCCTGCGCATAAGGCACAAGCTCTTCGCCGACGAAGATGCGTTCGGCCGACGCACATCCGGTGAGCGCAAGAAGCGCTGCGAGAAAAATCCTATTCATCGTGTCCTCCGCTCAGGGCTCGAGATATCGAGCACTGGCCGCAGGTCGCGATCACTCTTCCTCCGCCGTCGCTTCCTCTAGCTCCGCCTGAAGCTCCGTCACCTTCTCCGTGATGTCGGCTTGGAGCGCCCAGAACGCGGCGCGCGTGTAGACGTCTGACATCGACGTTGCGCCCTCGATCCCGTTGCCGTCCTCGAAGATGGCGTCGTCGTTCGGCGAGTGGCGAAGCGTCGCCATCGCGGCGTGCGTGTAGATGACCCAGAACGATCCGTCGCACTCTTCGTGGATGCGATCGTAGACGTCGGTGCACACGCCCTTCTTGACGTCCGCGACGATTTCGATCGCGGACTGCTCCACGCTTCTCCAATACGCGGAGTAACTCACCGCTTCTTCGTTCTCGTTCGTCATGCTTGCCACCCTTCCTGTATTTACTGACGTTTGTCGCAGCAGTTTATTTACTTGTTTCGTTCATCCACGCGAGCGATAGAGACGATTTTCCAGGCTTGATCGTCGCTATCGAAGAAGCGCTCCTCCGCGTGGAGCTTGTCCACGGCGCGCACGTGCGTGGTGAAGATGGGGCACCCAGGGTCGTCCGCGTCCGTGTACTCGATGCGATACCGGTTCATGCGAGCCTCGCAGGGCCCCACGCCGTGGAACCGTCAGGCGTCGTTCCGATCGCTTCGTTCGTGTAGACACCCCAAACGAGGAGCCTCGTTTGCGCGTCGGGATCGTGCGCGTTGATCACAGCAGCAAACTTCGCTGCCGCGTCAAACGTTTCGAAGTGGTTGTCGTGGTGCGCACGTTCCAGCGTGAGCAGACCTTGCCCAGATAGCGTGAACGCGCGACGCATCGCATCGTTGAAGTTGGGTGCGCCCTCTTTAGGCGCCGTAAGGATTGCCACACGGTATCGCATCGATCGTATCCTCCTCTCGGATCAAGCTCCACTTACGGCAGTGCGCGATCGCATCGTCGTCTGTCGCGAAGAGCGCGCATTCGTCGCAACGCTCGATCTCGTTCGTCTCCGCGTTCACGAACCACCCGGGGCAGCAATACGCGTCCCGTGGGCCGTCGTGGCACGCCGCACAACAGCAGCATTTTTCATCGTCGTCCATGATCGGGTCCTCCGCTTACGCGTCGAGCGTGCTCGACACGAAACCGCAGTGCGCGATCAAAACGGAACGGGCGCGTACAAGGCCTTACCCGTGATGACGTAGTCGTCCTCGCCGTGCTCGGCGCCCTCGACGTTGAACCCTTCGCTACCTGCGAAGCCGATCGCCGCACGCGCAGTCGCCGTGATTGCTTCACGACAGTCGGTCGCTTTCGACCACGCCGCAGGAAGGCGGACGTTGCCTTCCCACGTTGCGCCGTTGTCGCGATCGAAGATCCGGACATCGTATGTCGCAGGCGAATACACAGCTGCGCTAAACGGCCCGGATTGTAAGCGGCACATTTCGGGCTTGTCGTTGTACTTGAGCGTGATCCGCAGTGAACCGCAGAACCGCACGAATGTGTCTGCCATGATCGTATCCTCCGCCTCGCACACGATCTTCGTGTGCGCGCCGCAGTGCGCGATCAGCCGTATTTGAGCGTGTCGCCGAAGAGCGAGAGTTGGATCAGGACGTCCCCGTCCTCCGCGTCCCATCGACCCGAGAGCGCTTGTCCGAAGCGCCGCGGATAGCGCTTCACGAAGCGCGCGAGGCCTTGCATGATCTTCTCGTGCGTGAGCACGTGCTCGACTGCGAGGCCTTCGCCACCGTGCTCGATCAGCGTCGTGTGCTCGCGCGTCTCGTGCCCTGTGACTGCGTACCACGCTTGCAGCGTGCAGTTTGCGGGGCACGCGTCGAGCGACTGCTCAGACGAGCCTGCGGGGCGGACGTCGCGCGCCCAGTAGCGGATCCCTTGTTCGATCCCCGAGTCGAGCATGCCGCAAATGAGCTGCACGTCGATCTCGACTTTGACGGTTAGCGTATCACTCATGGATCGTATCCTCCGCGCTACACACGATGTCTCGTGTGCAGTCCGCAGTCTGCGATCAACTCTTTGCTTCACAGGTAGTGCATATGGCGTAGTCGTGGCCCCTATCGGCCATGAACCGCAACATGTCGCGCGCCGCTTGCCGCGATGCCACTGCGGCCCCGCAGTCTTTGAGCGGTGTCCCGCTTGGAGTGCGCATTGCTACGCCGCACACCGCACGTGTGTCGAAGCCTAGAACCACGTGAATCACGGTCGTGACTGTTTTCTTTTTCCTCCTCGGCATGTGGATCGTATCCTCCGCGCATCGCACGAGAGACGCGTGCGGTGTCCGCAGTCTGCGATCACCGAAAGGCGACGTGGTTGTAGTTTGCGCCGCGCGTGCAGCTGGCTTTGAGCAGGTCTTCCGTGCTGTTGAGCACCCAGCGCTCACCGTCCCATGTTTGGGTTTCGACCTTCACCGAACGCCTGCGCGGGTTGGTCTGCGCCTCCCGCGCTGCTTCGCAGATTGCGTCGGTGAGCGTGTCTCGTGAGCCGTAAACGGCTCCATCGTAGACGATGAAATACTTGACCATGGATCGTATCCTCCGCCCGATGCACGACACGGTGTCGTGGAAGGGCCGCAGTCTGCGATCAGTCGTTGGGAAGCTCGTCGCCGGTTTCGGCGTCCACCTCGAACACGCGCACGATGTGCGCTTTCGCTTTCTCGATCGTGTCGAACGGGCCCGACCAATCAGTCGAGTCGAGGTACCCGCGGGCCGACAAGCGAGCGAACCACTTTCCGGTTTCGTACGCGAAGTACTCGGTGCCCTCTGGGAGCGTGTTCGCCACGTCCGCGGGGATGCTTACGCAGTCGCCATGCTCGTCGTACCAAACGAACGGTTCGTTCGTGTACTCAGGTTTCATCATGATCGTGACCTCCGCGTGATGCGCGAACCGAAGCTCGCGCACGACACGCATTTCGCGATCGTTTGTTTCCTTAGAATGTCAATGAACCGCTAGCGTCCGTGCAGAGTGGCTGCACGGGGCACGTGATCGAACCGACGCATTCGGGTCCGCCGTTGCCGGAGTCGCGTGATCGCGAGGCTCGCCCCCGCGTGTGCTGTGTCTCGTGTCCCTTTCGTTCGTACCCTAGTGAGACGTGCCGTCAGTAAATATATTCTTTACTGACAGAAGAAAAGGTATGACCTATTATAGGTAATACATATGTGGGATAAAGACCTACATATTAGGTAGCTACCCTGCCGCCCTGGAGTAGCTACCTGGTAGCAACGGGGGAGGTAGCTACCCCTCGTGGGATAAGAAGAGAGGTAGCTACCTCCTATGCCGAAGCGTCGATCCCCCGCCCTAGAAGGCCCGAAGCCCGTAGCGTGCGACGGACGACGGCGCGTGCTCGTCCCTGCGCACTACCGTTGCGTGTCGTCGCTCGCGCGCGATCAAGCGCCACGTATAGAGGACGAACACACGCGTGACCTCCCGACGCTCGACTACGGCGAGGACGAGCACGCGGATCTCCCAACGCTGAACGGCATGCGTCGGCGCAAGGGGCGGGGCTTCGGCGCACTCGAGCAGTGCGAAGTGCACGCGATGCCGGTCGGCAACCAGACCTACTACTGGATGACATGCACGGACGGCGAGGAAGAAGACGTCGTCAGCGAGATGTACGTCACGCGCGAGAAGCCCACGAAGGACGCATGCCGCGAAGGCCACTCACGCAAATGCGCGAAGGCGTTGACGTCGCTCCCGTTCATTCGCACCGTGGATTCGATCGAGACGTACGGGCGGAACAAGCGCAAGGGCTACGGCACGAAGCTCTACGAACGTGCCGCAAAAGACGCGTGCGAAGCGGGCGAGCCGCTCGTCTCGTACCTGCGCCTCCCGGACAGCGCCTCGAACGCGTTCTGGAAGAAGCAGCATGAGAAGGGTCGCGCTGTCGCAGCGGGCGCGTACAAGCGCTTCGAGAAGCGTGGCAGCGAAGAAATCATGGTCAGCGAACCCATCTACGCGCTGCAGTGCGGCGCGCACAAAGATCTCTCCGGCGCGGGGAAGAAGAGGAAGAAGCGATGAACAAGCGTGAGGCCAACGAAGTCTGCAAGGTCGTAACAACGCTGCTTCTCGAAGCAAAGCACGAGACGCGCAAGGCGGCCGCCAAGGAGCTTCGCGTCACCGCCGACGCCCTTCGCAACCGCATCAAAAATCTCGGCTACAACTGCATGTGCTATCACTACGCGAGTGGTGGGATGAAGTGCACTGCGTCCAAACGTGATCGCGGTGTCTCAGGCGTCACACGTCGTCGCAGGAGGAAGTGATGGCCTGCTCGTGCGGTGTAGAAGGCGTCGCGCGCAAGAAAAAGCGCTGCGCGAAAGTCCGCAAGCGGATGACGAAGCGCTGCACGAAAAAAGCGTTCACGCAGAACGTGCGCGAGTGCTTGTGCCGCACCGACAAGAGCCGCGCGCAGTGTCTCGCAATCGCCTACTCCGTCGCGCGCAAGGCGTGCAAGAAAGCGCGCCGGAAGGTCCCGCGGTGATGAGGCTTGCGCAGTTCACGACGATCGTCGATACGCTTTGCTCGCTCCGGCGTCATCCGGAACACCGCGCAGAGCTCGATCGCGCGCTGCTCGAGCAAGCGGACGTCGTGTTCGAGGCGATGACGCCTGTAGAGCAGGATGCCGCGCGTGACCTGTGCTGGCGCGCGTGGCCGAACCTTGTGGACGAACGTAGACTTCAAGCATGACGCTCGTCGCGCTCATCGGTGACAGCCACATGCAGGCGCTCGGGCCGCGCATCAAGACGCAGCTCGCGCTCGAGGGCGTAGAGAGCACCGTCGTCGCGAACGCGGGCAAGTCGCTCGGCTGGTACCTGAGCACAGGCGAGCTCTCTCGCGCGGCCGCCGGCGCCACGCACGTTGTGTTCGAGATCGGCGGCAACGACGACTGGCGCGCGTCACCCATCGACGACGTGCGCACCGCGATCCAGAACGCACTCGGGATCATCGAGCCGCGGCGTTCGCTCTGGGTGGGTCCCGCGACAGCGCGCGCGGATGGCGCAGACGACGCTCGAGCTCGGCACGAGGACACCGCGGAGAAGTACGGCATGCTCCTCGGCGGCCGCGTCGAGTGGCTCGATTCGCGCGGCGTCACACGCACGGGGCAGCGCGAAGACGGCGTGCACTTCACACCCGAGGCCTACGACGCGTGGGCCGCTGTGATCACGAAGCGCGCGCTACGGCTTGTTCGCGGGCCGAGCTTTCTTGAGCTCTTGCTTGCAGCGCTCGGATTCGCGTAAGCCACGCCCAAGCTCCGCAGCGCCGCTGAGCATCTTCTCGAGCTCTGCCTTGCGCTGCTCGACGTCCCGGAGCGCTGCTTTGAGCGCGCGACACAGGATGCGTCGATCGTTTGCCGCGCGCGTGGCGCTGTTTACCGGGCGAAGCACCCAGTCTTCGTCACGCGCGAAGATCGCGGGCAGCGAATCATCCTTGAGCTGGTATTTTGGCATCTGTTCCCTTACGACGCAGGCTCCGCACGACGCGCGATGCGGACGGCCGCTTCGAGTCCGCGGATCAACTGCAACGCTTCGGCTACCGACAAGCGCGCCTGGATAGCCTCCATGCTGTAGCCGACTTGCAGCGTTACCATGTTGGCCGCCGTGTCGATATGGATCTGCACCTTCTCGTGGATGCGCACATGCACGTCTTCAGGCACGTCTTCGTCCCAGTTGTCGTCATCGTCATCGTAGCTCACACGTACACCCGTCCTTTCTCCGTCACCACGAACACCGGTCGATACTGACTCTGCTCGCGGACTTTGCTCTCTGCGACGAGACCCATCCGCTTGAGCGTTCGAAGTGTGCCGCGGAGCGAGTCTCCTTTGCGCCCTGTGCGCTTGCGGAGCTCGCACATGCGAGCTTGCGAGCCACACGTTGCGAGCGTGCTGAGGAGCTCGAGCATGCCGAGCGTGGGCTGCTTACGAACCCAGTTTTTACCGCCGTTCCAAGCCATCACACACGCCCGCGGAGAGGGATGCTCTTGCTGTGCGCGAGGCCGTACAGCACAGCGTTGTTGGCTGGGACGGGTGGGAAATCTGCCTTCGTCAGCGGACGACCAAGTCGATCAGCGACACAGGAGATACAAGCAAACACGCCTTTCTCACGCGAAAGCCCCGCCGCGGTCCACACGGCGTCGTACACAACGTAGTCCTCCCAGGCGCCACCACCGCAGACGGCACACGGGAAAGGTTGCCAGCGCGGACGCGGCACGCAGCGCTTGTGCACGTCTTTCGCGTTGCGCAAAACAGCATCCGCTTCAGCCCACGCGTCAAAGCGTTCCCGTAGCACTACGAACCTTCGTGCACGTGCGCGTTGAAGGATGACCGCAAGGGGTTCGGGTAGATCGTCCAGATCAGAACACGCACCCGCATCTTTCTGGTGTGCTACTGCGACGGCGCGCAAGCTTTGAACGTGGCGCTCGAGGAAGTCCACCACAGGTTCGAGTCCGGTCATTTCTTTGCTCCGATTGCGAGGGCCGCGTTGATGTCGAGGTTCGAGAAGTCGGGCTTGTTCTTCATGCGTTGGTAGATACGATCCGCCTCGAGCCATTCCTGCGTTGCTACACGCGCCTCGAGTGAGAGCTCGGCTGCGCGTCTCTGCCAACTGCACGGGAACGCAGGGTGCGCCCCTGCACGATTCCAGGCGTACGATGTGTGCTGCGCGTGCTGCGCCTTCATGAGACGAAAGCGCGTGACGCCCTTGATGAAGTTGAGCGCGCAGGCGTAAAGATCCACGTCGTGGCTCATGCCGTGTACTCCGCGAGAAGCTTGCGCGTGTCCGCTTCACGCGCGAGGTGTAAGCGATGCATCCGTTCGAGGTGCCCGCGTTGCTCAATCCACGCATAGCGGTTGTCGAGACGGGCCCACTGATACCACGGCACAAGCTCATCGGGCGTATGTGTTATGGCGAAGTACGTCGTACCGCGCCAGACAGCGGTGACAACCGAACCTTCGACGCTGAAAACGGGCATGCGCGTCTTGCGCTGGACGCTGTAGCGCCCGAGGAAGATGCCCCATACGAAGGTGCCGAATGCGATGCACGCGGTGCTGAACATCAGTCGTCGCCTTCGTAGGTGATTCCACCCGCCACCGAGTCAGGTGGTACCGTGAGCGCGTTCATCGCGCAGTTGTCCATTCGCTCGAGGAACGCATCGCGATCCTCCATCGTGGGGAACGCCAAGTAGATCGTATTTCCCTGCTGAAAAAGGACCCGGATTTCGTGGTCTGCGTTCGGCCAGTAGGCGTCTACACGTACACGCGCGTTGTCATACGCTGTGGGCATCTTCAAGAACATGTCACTCCTCCGGAAGTGGTGCGAAGCCGATGTACTCTGCGATTTGCAGAAGCTGCGCGTGCGACACACGCGTCGTCAGCCCTACACACGATGCGATCCGTGCGCGCTCCGTGAGCGCCCACAAGCCGAGTACGGCAGCGTCTTTCGACGCGTAGACGAGCACCGAGGTGCTGTATTCGCCGTACACGAATCGGCACGTGTCGTTTTCCCAGACGGTGTTGGTGATCCGCAGCGCGACTTTTTTGCTGCCTACGTGGATGTATCCGCGTGCGCGTCTTGAGACCTCACCACGAAAAAGCGAGGGGCAACCATCGTGCGATGGCGCGCGGTGCATCCACACGGTGTCGCCGACTTTCAGGTCGGTGAAGAGTTTCTCAACCAGCACAAAACCCCACTTTCATCGCCGCACACGTCGCAGAAGCATGTTGCGGATCTCTTCGGGCGTCGTCGGATGCGCGGGACCTTGTTCGTGGCTCACCGTAAGCGCTGTTCCGTGCCCCACAATCCCCGCCTTCTTGGGGAGGCGTCCGGGGCGCTGCTTGGCGAGTCGTCGATCCCGCCGACGTGCGCGCTTGCGAGCCTTCACGCCCATGATTGCTCTCCTCGACCAGCATGCGCCGATCTTTACCACTGCAGTCAGCGTTGTGTCCATACACTTTCGTCAGCCATGCACTTTTATCTGATCGGTAGTTGACAGCGGCGGGCCTGCGGCCCTACCTTTGGGGCTCAAGGAAGGCATTCGTAGCATTACGAATACCGGGCGAAGGCGGAGGAGGTACCCAATCCTACCCCGCTCCAGCTTTATGCCGCGAAAGGGCACGTGAAGATGTCGATCGGTTACATCGCACCGCTCGCTATAGGGCTCTGCGCGTCATGTGGCGGCGAGGGGCAGGTCTTCAGCGACATCGTCTGCGGTGGAGAGCACGACACGCGCGTAGAGCGCTGCGAGAACTGCGACGGCACAGGCTTCGGACGCGTGACGCCCGAGATCTTCGCTGTGCTCCAGAGCGCTCTGACGTTCGAACGCGCGACGACCGCGCACGCAAGCATCACGCACCCCACCGGCGCCGAGGACAACACACTCTACTGGGCACGCGCGGAGCTCATCGACGCTGTGCGCGCCCTCAAAGCGAAGGCCGAGCCGTGAGCGCAGGCATCTCATTCGTCGCGCTCGTGCTGCTCGTCCTCGGCATCGTGCTGCGCATCCTCGAGCGTCGGCGTCAGGGCGCGGAACGCGCCGTGCTCGACGCGGAATACCAGCGCCTCAAGCTCGAGCAGAGTGAGCTCGACGCACGTGGCCGCGTCCCGATCACCGTGCGCGGCTGGGTGTTCTGGAGCACGCCAGACTGCGACTACGCGATGTCCCCGCTCGGGCAGGTGTGGACCTGCGTCTCGCCCGGGTACTGGTCCTCACAGGCGCAGCGTCTTGATCTCGATCACATGTTCGCGGAAGCGTCTCGCATCCGCGCTAAAACGGAGAAGAGCACGTGAAAAGTATCAGCGCACCTACGATCCCTACGGGCGCTACGTCCGGCACGGCCAGCGACCTCACGCCTGAAGAGAAGGCTGTGATCGTGAATCCTTCACGTCGGCAGCTCAAGCAGGCGTATCGCCAGATGGAGCGCGAGCAGAGCGCGAAGCGGAACGGCGCCGTCGTCACGCATCCTGGCGGCACAGCGCATCGTCCGGTAAAGCGCAATATCGCGAAGCCGTGGCAAGAGCCGAAGCGCGGGCAGAAGGTGATGGGGTGATGTCTGAATACCGTCCCACGCCCGACGAGTTGCGCGCGCGCACGTATGGCACGCACACATGCACCGCTCTCGAGCGCGAGCTCTTGAACGCGTTGCTTGCGCGTGAACGCGCGCTTCAAGTCTTCACAGAAGCGAAACTGCAGCACGGATTTCTTCCCTCGCGCCAGTACGAACGAGCAACCGCGCCCGCGCGAGATGCGTTCGAAGAACAAGCGGCGCGATATGCCGCGCTTCTCGCGCAGTATTTGGCAGCCCAGCAAGAGGTGTCGGGATGACGCTGCGCCAAGTGCAGAGTCGTTTTCGTATGTCGCTTCTGCGCGTCGCAAGCGTTGCAGCGAGCTGGATCGGCCTAGCTATGTGGTTCGACGCCGACAACGCACACGCACACGGAGTGACGCAGTTTGCGTTGCTCGCACTGTTACTCTTCACGAGTTTCCGCGTCGCGTACACCCACAGTGAAGCCTTCGATCTACTCCACAAAGTAGAGGTTGCCGAACAAAAACGCAGTGAGCTCGAGCGTGACGCGGTGCTCGCGATTTTGCGAGAATACAACGCAGTAGGTGAACCACCACCCGCGACGAAAGTGCGTATTGCTCCGGAGAACGACGCACGTGCGCAGGTCGAACGCCTCGAAACGCCGGCGCAAAGTGTACGCTCTAAGGTATGAGGAAGAACGACGAGGTGACGCGCCTGGTGCGCGAGAGTCTTATGCGCAGCGCGCAACTCTCAGCGCGTGCGGGCGTCACGAAGTACGCGTGGAAGACGGATGTCGAGATCATCCTGTTCGCTGCGCAAGCCGACATCGAAGACGAGCTCGAGCACATCGCTGAGGTGGCGTGGGGAATGGAAGGCAGGCGAGAATGAGTAAGGCGTGTCCACACTACGCAGGGCTAAGTCGCGCGATGTGCCATCGGTGCCTCGCTGCCGACCGTGCGATCCCCGCGCGTGAAACCACACACGACGCCGCGCAGCAAATACTGGATGCGATAGAAGCGCGCAGGAAGCGCAACGTTGAGTCCTTCCTCGATGAGATTGCGAAGCAAGCAAAGAAACGAGGCCTGTAGTGGACAAGCCGATCCTCATCGTAGACCCCGAAGGTTTGAGCGCCGCGCTCATGGCCCGACTCGCGCTGGACTTCGAGCTGCGACCGAAGCTCACCGTGCTGTCTGGCGAGACGCTTGTGTGCGAGTCCCTGCCGCTCGACTTTCCTGCGGAGGCGATCGAGGCGCTCACGTTTAAGCACGCGCTACGCAGGTGTGAACCACGACACCCAGCGCTTCCAGGACCAACGGGACCCAACAACACACGAACGGAGGAGACGATGGCAAAAGAAGGAATCGACGCGTACGTGCGTAAACCCGAAGATGAGCCCGCGCGGTGGTCGCGATGCACGTTCGATGCGGATGTGCCCCTGCGACAGGGGCCACTGATCTACCTCGGCACGGAACGCGGGTATGGTGCGGACATTCCGCGGCACAAAATGACCCGCGAAGACGCCGCGCGTATCGAGGCAGAGCACAGACCGTACGGACAGTGCTTGTATGTTCGCGTTGTGGACGTCGTCCGCGTGGAGCGCCGCGACGAGGGTTGTTTGCTCGTTACGTATCTCACGCATCAACACCCGAGCAAACACAGCTACTCGTCCGGTACAGGCTTCCGCGTAATCGAATGCGACGAAGTGCAGTACGAGCAGTTCAACAACGCGCTCTGGGTCAAGACGTGAACCACAAGAAGCGAGCGCGAAACGAACGACGCAAGACACAACACTGGCGCGAGGTTTTCGGCACCCCCATCATGCGCACGCCGTACGGGACGATGTGGGAGAGCGCGGACGGCAACCGCGTGTTCTTCGATGCTCTCTACCCGGACTTACGCAATCCACGCAGACGCTCGCGCCACTGGAGTGATGCACGCAGAGAAGCACGAACACGAAACGCGTTGCACGCGCAAGGACGACAAGCGACCGAGGCGTTTGGCGCGCTCCTCACGCGCATGCTTCACGATCCATACTAGAAAGGCTAGAGCACATGAGCGACATCATCTTCTCCGTGGACGTCGAGACCGCAGGCCCACGTCCCGGCATCCACCACCTCCTCAGCATCGGCGCTGCGGCGTACGACGTACACGGGTTCGAGCTCGACGCGATCGAGCTCAACATCGCGCAATCGTCGCTATACACGTGCGACGCGGACACCTCAAAGTGGTGGGCTACGCAGCCTTCAGCCGCACGTGCGCTCGAGCGCGATCAGCTTGACCTGCACGCGTCGATGCAACTCTTCGAGCGCTTCATCAAGAGCCTGTGCTTGCCGTGCGACGCGCCTGTGTTTCTTGCAGACCCCGCGATCTTCGACTACCCGTGGATCGACTGGGCATTCCGCGCTACAGGGCTCGAGAATCCCTTCCACTTCACGTCGAAGCGCGGGCTCAAGGTGATCGACCTCGACTCGTTCGCGTGCGGCGGGCTCGGATTTCAGAACTCGGGGCGGCACGAGCCGCTCAACGCGTTGCGTGTGGATCTGCCGCCGCACACGCACATCGCAGTGGAAGATGCTCGGCATCAGGGCGAGCTCTTCTTCAAGATTGCGCGGGCGATCGGGTGGCCGAGCAGATGATGCCCCTGCCACGCAGAAGAAAATGTGTGGAGTGCCATCGCGTCGCTGAGCATACGGATGGTTCTACGTCGCACGGCGTTTTCTACTGCCGACGGTGCCGGCCCGTCGTCAAGAAAGACGAAGAGCGGTGAGGATTGCTCCCCTCCGCCCTGCGTGGTCGTTCGGATCGAACGGCTCTTTTGCGTAGATCCCAACCCTAACCCAGCGGCGCAGCCGCCGTCAAGAGCGCTTCAATGAACCACAAGAAACGTGCACGGAACGAACGCCGCAAGAAGCCGCTGTGGCGGCTCAAAGCGCTGATGCGCAGCGGTCGAGGCATCATTCTCCTTGGGCCCGCAACAGACGCGCTCAGCGAGCTCGAGCTCATCTACGGGCTTTCGGATCGCTCGAGCACTCCACCCGCGCCCCAGAGCTCGGGCATCGAGTGTCCCGCGTCGCCGCTCGGTTGATAGCCCGTACACCACGCAAGCCAGTGCACCGTCTCGTGGCGAACCGCCGCGCGCGTAGTGCTTTCGTCGAGATCATCGCGCACGACGATGTCTGTCATGTAGTGGTACGCGTACAGACAACCTTCGCCGCACGGCAGCGTGCGTAGCGACACGTGCGGGGATCCGCACGTATCTGGAGGTAGCGGCGCGACCCAGACGCGACGCACGGCCGCAACTTCATCTGCGTACGCGTCCGTGCGTTCAGGGCATTGGAAGCCGCAAGGCGCGAGCGCAAGACATGCGGCGACCGCGAAAGCGAGCCTCATCGAAACTTCCGCGTGACCTTTGAGACGAGCCCGTTCTTGAACGCTGCGTAACCTGCACCGAGCACGAGCGCGCCCCCGAGCAGGATCGCTGTGAGCTCGCCCCCGCTGAGCCCGTCCTGGGCCGAGACGATGCGCCCGTTCGCCTGGATGCGCACGTACGAATCGGACGGCCACGCGCGCGACACGGGCTCGGAGACGAAGGTGTTCTCGCCGTCGTACACGATCTCGCGCTGCGCGGTGTTCCCGGCTGCGAGTTGCCTGCGGATGAGCTCGGACGAAGCGAAGTTGATACTGCGCGGAACGCTGTTCGCAACGCGCCCCTGCGCCCAGCGAAGGATCCCGTCGCGCACGCTCGAGCGGATCTCGCCCCAGGGACGCGACGCGTAGATCGGGCGCATCTCCGCGTTCGCGCACTCGCGCTGTCCGTAATACGGACCGCCCGGACGACACTTCGGGCCGTCCGGAAACCACAAAGGATTGATCGGCTGCGAGAACGCGATCACCATCCGACTGAGCGTCGGGTAGGGTCCTGCGGGCCCCCGGAGCGCCACGTAGCGCTGCACGTACGTCCACAGGATGGCGGCACAATCTGCGGGGCTCTCCCTGTCGATGGAGCGCGCCATCGTGAGGTAGTCCTGCCCGGTGATGGCGTACGAGAAGCCGGGCGCGAGGATGGTGACGCTCGGGAGCTCACCGACCGACGCGTTGCCGACCGTGAGCCCGCCCCCGCTCGAGGTGCCTGTAGCGACTGTCCCGGTGGCGGCGCGGATCGCATCTTCGGTTGTAGTAACGGCTGCCATGGTTGCACGCTCCCTTGATCTTATACCGCCTGGCTTGGTACAGTTGTGCTGAAATGCCTCACTCGCTCCGACTCATCCTGATTGCCGTCGGCCTATTCATCTGCCTGATCGGTATCATTGTGCTAATCGCCCTCGACAAGGCGTCAGGCGAAGGTTTCGCCGCGCTTGCGACTGCGAGCTCGCTTTTCGCCGCTGCGCTCATGGACGCGAGCGCAGAGGCGCAGAAGCGGATGCGCAGGCAGGCTGCAGCGGACCGCGATGCGCCGGAAGGTGCGCCGACGAAGCGCTCGAGCCCGCGATCACTTCGTGACTAGCGGACGAAAGCGCCCGTCCTCGAACTCGCTCGCAGGACGCACCCAAATCGGACCATCGAGATCCCACGTCTCGAGAGGTTCCGTTTCGCCACCGCCCACAAAATACCACTTGGTCGGTTCCTCCCGCTTGATCTTGCGGTACGCGTACACAGGCGTGTGATCGCCTTCTTGGTACCCGCAGAGGAGTACGAAGTAGGTGCCTGCTGTCTTCACGTGCACGACGTAGTCGTTCTCGTGGAAGAGCCACGGGTGTTCAGGAGGCGGAGTCTTCGACATCGTCTTCCCCTTCATCGGTTGCGAGGCGCTGCTCCATGAGGGCACGGAGCTCGTCGAACTGATCGCACGCTGTACGCGCTTGCTTGTAAAAGGTGAAGGCGAGCAACAACGACGTGAACGTTGAAAGCATCCATGGGAGCGCGGCGAGGAACTCGGCACGTGTCACGACGCACGCTCCTCTGTAGCTCGGCGCGCGAGGTGTCGTTCGGTGACAGCAACACCGAACGCGTTTAGCCTGCGCGTGTCGTCATCGTGCTTCGGGTTCGGTGTGGCGAGCATCTCGAGAAGCACACGCAGTGCCTCGGTAGGCGCCTCTTGCACCATGTCGATGAAGTCGCAGGCATCACGCGCAAGGATTGCGTACAGACCTACAGCTTGTCTCTCGTGTTCGTTCACGTCTTCACCTCGCAAAATCCTCATGGGATGAGCCCCGCATCGCGCAGCTTCTTCATCAGGGCTTCGCGATCTCGTTTTTGGCACTCACGACAAACAGCCATGATACGAGTGCCGTTTGGTGTTCGAACAGCCTGCATCTCCCAGGCGTCCGCGTAGCATCGCTTGCAGCGGTTCATGGCACTTCTCCCGCGCGTTTTATGACAAGCGGGATCCCGCGCGCCGCGCGCCAACGATTCACCGCGTCCACGTTGCGTACCGTATCATCGCGGTACGGGCGCGTGGGCGACCGATCGATGTACCCAGGGACCACGCAGCAGTGGTGGTCGCGATGAACGTGCGGGGCGTATTCGTGCCAGGTCCAGAAGCTCACGTCTTCACCGCCATGTCAGTGCGGTACATGCGCCGCCGCAGGTCACGCGGCCTGCGTAGTTCCGCGAGTCGTTCAAGGCTTCGGTGGTACAGGCGTGACCACACCCAGTAGTCGGGGCCGTGCGCGTTGTGCTGCGCGATGAACAACAGCTCCTTTTCGCGCGTCGCGTCTTCGATTTCTCGTTCCGTGGTCATCGCGGCACCGCCTTGGCAGCGTGGGAGCGGAGGGCGAGAACGACGCGGTTCCACCCATCGCTTGGGCCGTCTTCATCCATGCGCTGTGTGAGCCACTTCGCCGCATCCTCAGACGTGATGGCGGGCCGCGCGTCGCATTCCGCCCATGCAAGCGACGCCCACTCGAACCACACTTGTCGCCCGCCGATTGCCACATCAAGACGCACTTGCAGATCGTCACGCTCCGCCCGAAGCGTAGCGACCTCAGCGCGGAGGGCTTCGAACTCAGCGTCTACATGGCGCAGGTGTTCGAAGAGAAACGCCGCGTCTTCTTCGTCGCAGTTCGCCGCGATGAAACCATATCGATCGCGCATGTCGTCGCAGTCCATCATGCCTCCAGCTTGAGAATCGCGAGGATGATTTCCACCTCGCGCCGACTGATCAAATCACGCGGAGCGTTCGCGGCATAGTCACGTGCGCTCCGTATCTTCGTGAGGAGCACACCACACGCAACCTCGGCACGATCAGCGCGCTCTTGCTCGCGTGTGACGCATTTAAAAACGCGCTTCTGCACCTCGACGTATTCGCGCACGAGCTCTACGACGTGAGCGCGATCGCACTCGAGCAGTGTTGCAAGCTCGTCCATCGCAGCGTGCATCGGATCGCGGCGCAGCGGGGGATCGAGTTGTATGCTCTGTTTGCCAGAGCCTCCGCACACCGTGCACCATGTATCCGGATACGTACTGCGCGTAGGGTGATATGCCTGCAGCCCGGACCCGTCGCAGGCTTCACAATCATCCGTAAGCGGAATGCGACCGCCGCCCTCGCGTGGCTCAAGCGCTTCCGGAGGGATCCGGCTAAAGAGCCGGCTGAATATTCCGCGCGGCGGATCGCTCGCTTGCGTGGGGTCTTCACATCGCGTGTAAGCGTGCGGCTCGTCGCCGAGCTCCGCCTTGTGATCCGTGCTCGCCTCGTGCTGCGCAGCGAGACGAAGCGTACGCTCGCGATCGAGCTCTTGCGTAAGCCGTTGGTTACGCTCGTGCGCTTCTTCGAGCTCGGCCTCGAGAGCGTGCGCTGCGCGCGCCCACCCGCGGCGGACAGACTCGACGTCGAGATCACGTAGATCCGCGTATTCGATATCGGCGCTGAGCGGACGCTGAGCCATCAGAGATGCACCGTGAACTTGCGCCAACCGCGTATCACGCGCTTGCCTCGACGCACCGTCGCGTATTCCGCCCGCCCGGCGACGCGCAAACGCTGCAGCGCTGCGATCACATGTCTCCAGGGTAAACATGCACGCGCACGGACATCCACGGCGTGCAAGGGCGTGGTGCGGAGGAGTGCCTGGTAGACGCGCTCAGTGTCTTCCGCGACTTTCTTGGATGAACGCCTCATGCGTTGCCCGCTTTCATCCGCTTGCGCATGCCGATCGCCATGCCATCCGCCTCGCCCCGCGTGGCCGCTTCCTTCACGATCACGAGCACGCTCGGCTCCTGCGACCACACACGCCCGGTGTCGTCCGTGAGGACGTGTGAGACGAGCTGCAGAAGCTCCGTGTCGGTCGGCGCACGCCAATGCCGCGCGAGCTTCTGCGCGCTCGTCGCATGGAGCGCGTCACGCAAACCCCCTTCGTAGCAGTAGCGGTACACGGCGTCACCGATGTACTCGGTAACCTCCTCGAACCACACCACGCCGTCCTCTCCGCCGCTCTCCTCGCGCACGGCGAGGAGTTGCGTCGCGGCTTGTTCGAGAAAGAGCGTATCGAGCGGCCCGATCTTTTCGGGCGCGTATTCGATGAGCTGTCGCCCGGTCCAGATGAGCCCGCGATGCCTGTCGCGCCCGATGTAGAAGATCACGTCCCCGGTCGCGAAGAGCTCGAGCTCGTGCCCCTCGTTCGTCTTGAACATGATGCTCTCGGGCTCGTCGAGAGCCTCCTCGTCGTAGTCGAAATCCATTGTCGCTCCTGCCCTGAGCTGATGTGATGCTCTGACGACGGTACATAACAGGAGCTTCAACAGAAAGGAAGAGTGCACGCGATAAAAATGACAAGGACGAAAGCCTTGACGGCTTTCGTCCTTGCACAGCGTACTTTCGTGCTGCGGCGTCAGCCTGGGACGATCCACACCTGCACGGAAACGGCCTCTGCGACACTCGCCCCTACGATGTTGTACGTATCGACACGCAGCGTAGCCGCCGTCGGCGTCGTATACGATACCATGGCTGCGTTCGCGCCGAAGACCGTCGCGCTCACGATCAGCGTGTATGAACCCGTCGGCGGCGTCGTGAACGTGATGGTGCACTGTCCGGTGTTTACGCCGTCGCGCACGACGCTGGTGACGTTGCGCGCGCCGACCACGGTGGGCGTCGCACCCGCGCTGTATACGACGGTGGCGAACATCGAGACGCCGCTCAGGACCGCGTTCCCGTTCGCGTCGAGCGGTGCGAGCGGTGTGAGCGACGTGAAGGTGGTCGGATACGTGATCCCGCGCTGCAGACACGCGTCAGTGAGCTCTTGCGTCGTAATCGCGAGCGGGAAGAGCATACCGCCCGAAAAGCTTTCCCACTGCTGGATCGTCTCAGCGACCGACGTCGTGCCGCCTGAAAGCGCAGTGAGCAGCACAGGCTCACTCTCAGCGTCTTTGCCGTAGACGCGCAGAATCGTCGCCACTACGCTCGTCGGTGTGATCGCGTCCGAGGCCTGAAGGATCCAGCCGCCTCGCCATGCAAATGCTGTCGTTGCCATTTTTCTACCTTCGCTTTCGCTTCATCGACATGTGCATGAACGTGGCGCCTAGCGCTCCGCCCACAACGAGCCCAGCCACACCGATGATGATGTGATTCCTACGCATCGCACGCGCGTCGTAAACCATCATCCCCTCCGGAAGCGACGCATCGTCTGCCGCACCAAAACCGTAGAGTTGCGTGTTTCGCGCGTTGCTCGCTACAGGCATCACGCCGCCGAGACCGTCGAGGGTAACCGTTCGCATGTTGTAGACCCTTCAGTATTTCACAGGGGAACGCGGATCCCATTCCCGCGGAATGGGTCGGCCCTTGCGGCCGTGGCGATCGACGAGCGTGTACTCGAGCTTCGGCTTGAGGCCGAGCTCCTTCTCGCCAAAATCGATTGCGATGTCTTCCCAAACCTGTTGGCCTGGGTCCGAGGGTTTCGCTGTCGATTGGCGATGCGCAAAGAGATACTCGAGCGGAGAACCTAAACGTCGCCCGTTCGTGTAGATGTAATAGAGTGCCGCGCGCGCGGTGTCTCTGCGCTTCGGCGTCCACTCCGTAGCTCTGTCGAGCTTGCCCGTCCAGAGCGTCTTCAGGTCACCGGCGACGCCGAAGTAGAGACCCTCGATTTCCTCGCCGTACGTGAAGTTGTTGAGCCCGTGTCCGTGGTACGCAAGCGCGAGGAGCGGACACGGCGTCACGAACTGCTCTTCGAAAGAGACGACGTGTGCAGGTACCGCGAGCGCGCGCCGTGCTTGCGCGAGCCTGCGGTCCCCACGCGCCGCCTTGATCTGGTACGCTGCAAGCCCGAACTCGCAAGCTGTCTGGTGCAGCGTAATGCCGATGATCTTTGTCGGGTCCCGCAGTACGACACGACCACCCTTGATCGCATACCCTTTGACGGGCCGGATCGGGAGCGCGTGGCTCATGTCCGTGCGCAGGCGGTCGTCGTACGCGAAGGTCATTCGGCTTCGTCGCTCCCCGGGAGCTCGAGGCGAGCCGCGCCCTTCTCGAGGAGCTCGTCGAGGATGCGCTCCGCATCTTCGTGACCCCTGTCCTCGATGAGCTTGATCAAAGCCTTGAGGCCTTTGCGGACCAGAGGGAGCGCGGCTACGGCGTAGGACCCGAGCGCAGGGGCGAAGTGCTCGACCGCGGCTTCCGCGTGTCCGAGGAGCTCGCGTACTGCTTCTTTTTGGTTGTGCGCCATGACGATCACTCCTCTTGTGTGGGACAGGACTGCGCGCCCGTGTGCTCGCAGTACGACGACGGCAGCGGTGGAAGGTCTTCGATGTGCTGCTCCCGACACACAGCGGCGAGCGCGTCGTACGCGACGCCAACGTTTGCGGCTGCGACGCCGTCTTGCGGATCTTCCCAGCGTCCCGCAGCCCTTGCTCGGTCGAGCTCTTCGACCCAGGCGTCGAGCGCGCTCGCGACAGCCCGTTGTGGCGCCACGATATACTCCGCGCAAAGCGCCACGGTTTGGGCTGCGCTGCAGTATGCCGTGAGCGACTCGACGACGGTGTCGTTGAGCCGATCTACGTCACGCGCGGAGCGGATGTGCTGCTCGAGCGGCGTCATCGCGCACCCGGTGAGAAATAGGAACAGGAAAAAACGCATCAGGGGTACCTCGTTTGCTGTGTCAGGTGGACTTCTTCTCTATACCCACAGCTGGGGTGTCAAAGGGAGGCGTAAAACGAGGTTTTTCAGGTGGCGGCTTGAGCGTGGTGCGCGCGCTCGAAGGCTCGAACGAGGACTGCACCCAGGTGATGAGCTCCTTGATGTACTCGTTCGTCATCCGCAGATTGTGACTCATCGCGGCGTGACCGTCGTGGCACTCTTCCAGCTGCTTTTCGACGCGCGAAAGCCGCTCGAGAGTCACCTGGCGTTCGGCAAGCAAGGCTTCCTTCTCCTCTTTGTAGATAGAGTTCTCGGCGGTGAGCGCGCCGAGCTGTTGGTACTGAAACTCGAGCGCCGTCGTGTCGTTGAGTCGCAACGTGCGCTCGCGGTGCAGTTCCTGAGCCATGCGCTCGAGTTGCCGCTCCGCCACCGTGCTCTCACGATCTCGCTCTTCCTTGTCGAGCTCGCGCGCGTGCTTGATGCGTCCGGTTTCCTCGCGGATCGAGACGACATCTGTCTTGGTCTCACCCGCGCTCTTGACCGTGTACGCCTTGAGCAACGTACCAAGCAAGATACTCACCGCAGCGATCCCTCCGCCGCCCCCAATCGCCTCGCCTATCGAAAGGCTGATGCCGCTACTTTGTTCCACCAAAAACAGGAACGGAGTCATACATTTGAACCCTCAGGTACGTCAATCACGACGCCCGGGATGACGGTGGGCTGCTGCGCTGTAGGTATCAAACGCGGTCCCTGCAGCGGAAGCCGAGGGAGCGTCGTGCGCTCGTACATGATCTGCGCGCCCGTGCACGCACCCGCAGCGAGCATGGTCGTCGCGATGCCACGCGCGCCCTCGACACCCCCTACGAAACGCACAAACGGCCACAAGATCAGCGCACGCAGACCCGTGTGCACAAGGGCGTTTGTCCAGTAGACGGTATCATCCTGATTCGCCATGGGTCACCGCGTGAGGGACTGGATCATGTTGACCCGGCTCGTGATGCTCTGCAGACGCTCGGGCGTGAAGCCGAAGCGCTCGTTGATGTACCGCCTGACCGCGGCCTCCGCGATCTGCGGCGCGAGCTGCTCGCCGAGCGCCGCGAGCTCGCCTTCCTTCGCCTTGGCGCGCGCGAGCAGGAACGTCGTAAAAACGCCGAAGCTCGCGAGGCTCGCGACGATGATCGGAAGCGTCGTCCCCGGAGGCAAAACTCCGCGAAGCCCCCGGCGCTTGCGCTTGCGGGCCATCAGAGGATCCCTGTGCGATCGAGCGTCGCGAGAAGGCGCGCGATCTGCTGCCCGGTCTCCGGCGTGAAGCCGTACTGCCGAAGTTTGCTGTCGAGCTCGCGGTTGAGCTGTTCGGGGATTTGTCGCTCGAGCTGGGTGCGCAGCGACGACTCGATCCCCTTGTCCACGATTGGGCGCAGGAGGAACCAAGCAACGGCGCCGGTCGCAGCACCTGCGAACGTGGCGTAGAGGAGCGTTTTTGTGTCGGCCATAGTGGGAGCGTCCTCTGTTCTTATCCCACGAGACCGGGTAAGCAGGCCCTTCGGCTGTGCGCTACCCCACGCGTTTGAGTCGAGTCTGCGGGCGCTTCACCACTTTGGGTGGAAAGGGCGCTTGCAGTGGAAGCAACGCTTCTTCCACGCTCGCGAGCCGATCGGCGGAGAACGCCGCGGCCTGCCCTGACGTATCGAAGCCGCGATCAATACGGTCTATGAAATCAGCGAGCTCTTCCCGTGCCTCAAGTTGTGCAAATGGATCGGGACGCCCGCCGTCCCGAGACACCTGTACGTAGTACAGTTCCGCACCGTCGTGCCCATCCGCAGCAGCATCCGGTGCATCGTATCTACGCACTCTTGGCGCCCATTTTGCGTGTTGCTTGCTTGCGTACGCAGGGCCAAAGTTGTCGAGGTTGAGGACCCAGGTCTCGCTTACCTCTTCGATCGCAGCGGCGACGCGCCAGCGGATCACGTTGCCGACCCACGTGCGGAGCGTTCCGCCTGCGCCCTCTTTGAAGGTCTGACAGGCCTCGAGCACCGCCATCTGCCCTACCGAGAGCAGGTCCTCGAGCTCGAGCGTTGCGTGTGGGTTCTTACGATGCAGATTTCGCACGACGAGCTTGACGACCGGATCGAACTGCGTGAGCCACGCGCGGACTTGTGCTGGCGTGAGCCCTCCGCACTGCGCGCGCAGATAGCGCCCCGCATGCGACTTTCGCCGGTACCCATCGCCCTTTGCGGGCGCGTCGCCGTCTGAGGGCGCCGTCATCCTTCCTCGTCAGGCTCGTCGAGCGTCACGAACTCGCTCAGCACCGCGTCCGAGGCTTCGTGTATCGCCTTGTGCAGCGCCTTGTAGAGCTTGTTGACGATGAGTTGCTGCGTGCCCCGTGCGCGCATCGCAACCTGCGTCGCGGCGATCTCGTCTGGACTCTGCCCAAGCCCGGCTTCGATCAAGCCACGTATCACGTCTGACATGTTGGTGTCAGGCGGGTGGACTCGTTTCTTGATCTCGCGTGCTAACGCGGGCGTTGCGTGGAAACTCAGTCGAGGCATCAGCGCTGACACCACGTGTAGCACGTACGATGCACGTAAGGAAAGGGGCTTGCGGGCTGCGCCCGCTTGGGCCACTATGGGGTCTCCAGCAAGTCTTGCGTTTTCTTCGGAAAATCACGAGCAGCGGGGAGGCGGACGGTAGAGCAATCTACTCCCGCCCTTCGTCTTTCAAGGGGTCGATCGACCGGCGTCCGGCGTCCCGTGGTAGAGCGCTCGGCAGCTATTGCACTCGTACTGCGGCCCCGACTTCGTGAAGACCGCGCAGCCGCACGGGCATGCGAAGGGCTTGCCGCCGACACGCACAGACGCGTTCGTCTTCGCATCCTTGAAGCGTTGGATCTGCGCGCCGAGAGCTCGACGCTCATCGCTCGGCAGATCGACTTCGTTGTACGCCCATGTCGCGTAACTGTACCCGGCCTCCTCGAGCGTCTTGCCCTTGTGTCGCCCGACGCGATAGCACCACGCGCCGCCACGGAGCTCGAGGAACGACGCCGGGGGTGGTGCAGGCGGCGCTTCTCCGCGTTTGATCTGTTGTAGCAGCGCACGATGTAGGGCCACAGTCGCGCGGATGTCCGCGAGCGCATCGTGCGCGTTGTCGAGCGTGATACCATAGCGCCGCGTGAGCTCGCCGAGCTTGTACGAGGGCGCGGTGACCTGCCACGCTTCGTCGATCTCGGACGCGAGGTTGAGCGTGCACGTACTCTTGAAGTTGAGCGCGTCACGCAGCACGAGCCCAAAGCCTGGGTCCTTGCGGCCTTCGTAGTGCAAGAACCCGAGGTCGAACGCAACGTTGTGTCCGAGCGGCTTCACGCGCTTGCACTTGTACTCGCGCAACAGCCCTACGAGCACGTCCTTGAACTCTGCGAGCGGCATCGCGCCGCGTTCCTCCCAGAGCTCGCGCGTGTAGCCGTTCACCTTCGCAGCTTCCGACGCGACGGGACGCGTCGGGAGGATGAACGCCTCGCCCTCCTCGAGCACCTCGAGCTTGTCGCCGAGGAGGATGAACGCGAAGCTGAGGATCTCAGCGCCACGCTCCGGATCGAGGCCGCTCGTCTCGAGATCGAACGCGAAGTACTTCACTGTGGACATCAGAGCGCCTTCGCCGCTTCGAGCGCGGCTTTGCGCTCGGCGATCCATGCGACGTGATCCGCGGCTACTCGCTCGACCTCGGTTTTGATCTCCGCCAGCACCTCCTCGCTTGTGCCTACGAGCGCTGCGAGCGCGTCTGCCGCGGGCACATCTGCAGCCTTCGCCCCGAGCACGCACTGCGCCATCGTTTGGAAGCCCATGCCCACGGTGATTGCGGAGACGACGGTCGAATACTGGATTAGGAGCTCGATTGCGTCTTCGCGTGTCATCGTCTCAGGCAGCCACGCGAGCTCTTCGCGCATTTTGTTGAGCATGTCGCTGCGATCTTCTGGGTCTAGCTGAAACGGGGTCATCGGCTCTCTCCTTTGTTGAGGCGCGTGGCGAGCTCTTGCTCTCGTGGCGTGAGGGTGTTGAACAGCTTGCCCATCATGCTCGCGAACTTGAGCGAGGACTCGCGCGCGTACTGCAAGACAGAGAGCGCTTCGGCGTCTGTGCTCACAGTAATGATGTTCGCAAACGCTGCGTCCGGCAAGAGCCGCAGGTACGAGAAAAACTCCGCGTCCACATCAGCCGGCGCGCCGACGAGCATGATCTTCGGCACCCCTAGACCGAGCGCCATCCCGAACTCCGCCGTTGCGTTCGTGCGGAAACCCACCGGCGGCACCAGGAACACGAACACATGCGCGAACATGACGCCGAGGTAGTCCTCGTACGCGCAGCGCGCGATCACACCGTCTGTGGGCTTTTCCCCTGCGGCCTCGACCTGCTCGAGCCGATCGAGCCACGGGTGCGAGTGCACCCAACCTTGCTCGACGACGGCGTCGTGAAACGCGCGTACGCGCGCCCGCTGGCTTGTGGCGCTCGATGCGGCGACGTAGATGCGTCGCTGTGTCTCGTCTAGAATGCTCACTGTGTTCTCCTCCTCAGCTCAATACGAATAGATCGTCACCGATCTTGGCCTTCATCACGAACGGCATCGCGGGCGCTCCAGGTGCAAGCACGTGCTCAGCGCTCATGCGCTCGGTGATGAGCTCGCCCACAGCGTGCGCGCGATCTTCGTCGCACTCGAAGTAGATGGCGTCGTGGATCTGCGCGATGAGCACAGCGGTCGGATCGACGGCTGCGAGGTCGGGCATCAGCCGCATGAGGCCGAGCGCCATGATGTCCGCGCCGCCGCTCTGGATCGGGTAGTTGTACACGACCGAGGGATCGACGCTGCCGAGCGGAAAGATGCGGTGTCTGCCGAGCAGCGGGCTTCGGATCTCGCGGTCACGCAGCGCTGCGTTGTACGTGTTGTTGCGCCAGATCGGCACGCCCGGGAACGTGCGGAAGTAGACCGCGGTGACGCGTTCGATCTCGCGCACGTCGAGCGCAGGTCCGTCGTAGCCAGCGTCATAGATCGCATCGAGCACGGTCTGCGCGCCTGCGCCGTAGTTCAGGCCGTACACGACGCGCTTGACGATCTCGCGCAGCATCGAGCGCTGACACGTCTCGCATTTACACGCGCGCTGTCCGGGCGCCGCCTTGTAGTGGAGCGGATCGGCCATGTTCTTATCCGTGAACGCGGCGCCGAACGTCTTGCTCGCCATGTAACTGTGCGGATCAGCTTCCGGGTTGAGCTTGTCCTTCTCGTTCGCCGTCGCGCAGCGGTGGATCATCTCCGCGTCGCCGCTGAGCGCAGCCATGATGCGCATCTCGAGCTGGCTTTGGTCCGCGCCGACGAGCTTACGGCCCTTGGGCGCTGTGAACGCCTGCCGCATCCAGCGCGGCCAGTTCTGCATGTTCGGGTACGAGGTGAAGCGCCCTGTGCGCGCGCCGTGGCACTTCCACTGCGGATGCAGCCGCCCATCCTCTGCGGTCTCGAGCTCGCTGCTTCGCACGTAGTGCGCGAGCACGTACTCCTCTTTGTTGTACTGCACGAGCGTCCGGACGAACGGAACGCTGATGTGCTGCTGCAGCGTGTCTTTGTCCGTGGAGCCGCCCTTGGTTGTCGATTTGAGCACGGGCAAGCCGAGCGGACCCGTTGGGTCGTAGAGCGCCCACTGGAGCATCTTGCCTGTGGGGCGCCACTGCTCGTTCTTACCGAGGATCTCGGGCGGGCACTCACCCACGAACTGCCGCATGTCGCTCAGAAGCAGCGCAACGTCTTTGGACTTCCCTTCGTCCACGAGCTGCAAGTGCTTGCGGTTGAGCGGCATCCCGTTGACCTCCATGTCGATGCAGTACGCCTGCATTCGCATGTCGGTGTTGAAGACCTCGCGCACCTTCTCGAAGTCCACGCGCCCGTGCGCCTTGCCGTTGTACCCAAGGAGCGCGTCGCGCACCTTGCTCGTCGCACGAAGGTCGCGCGCGTTGTAGAGCGCGAGGTCAGGGAACGTGCGGTAGCCCGACAAGAGCTTGTGCTCGTCGAACTTCTGCTTCGTGACGCCGCCGCCCTTCCACATCGGCGCGTCGGTGAGCTCGTGCGCGCAGAACCCGAGGTTGTGCTCCTCGTCCGGGTAGCACGCGTTGTGCGCGAGCATCGTGTCGGCCTCGACGCCTTCGGTCACGAAGCCCCACAGGCGGAGCATGACGACGCGATCGTAGGGCGCGTTGTGCAGCACCTTCTTCTTTGCCTCGTCTGCGAGGAAGTCACCGAGCGCCTCGTAGAGCGGATCGCCTTCGTGCCAGCGTCCACCGATCCAGCGCGTATCGACAACGAGCGCGTCGTCCCAGTCGATGCGGTTGATCCCGATGCACGTGATGCACGTGACCTTCCACGCGCCGTCCATGCTGTCGGTCTCGATATCGACCGTGTACGTGCCCGGCTCCGCTGTGTAGTCGCGTACGAGCTCGGCTGCTTCTTCCGAGCTCATGCCCTCGGTCGTGATCACATCGACGTTGAACACAGCGTCCCGCGTGAGCAGCCGTCTCGCCTTCGAGAAGTGATCGACGCACGGGCGCGCCGCGTACTGCCCGAACTGCAGCGTGCCGCCCGTCTTGCCGCCCTTTGCGCCATCACGCGCAGGTACGAGGAGCGCGTCCATCGCGTAGGTAGGGATGATGTACTTCACACCGAGGTCGGCGAATCCCGGCGCAGCGATGACCGCACCGACAGCGCCCTCACGGCCCGTGAGCGTGTACTCCCGCACGAAGAGCGTCTCGATCTCCTGCCGCTTCTTCTTGCCCCCGCAAACGTCGCACGCGATGCGCTTCGGGCGGATCTTCCGCATCGAGCTCTTGCACGTCGGGCACACGCCCGCGTTCTGCTCGAGCCACCACGCACGCCAGCACTTTGTGGGATCGTTCGCCTGCGCGACGTGCGCATCGAGCGCGTGCTGTCGCGCCATGCGCTCCGGATCTTCACGGTGGGCGTCGTTCATGATGACGCCCTCGTCGTAGGCCTCGAGCAGCGCAGACAAATGCGCGCGGCGCTTCTCGAACCACAGGGTGACGTCCGGGAGCGGCGTGCGGTGCTTGCACCCGACGACGGTCTCGTCCTCGCTGTGCACGGACCCGGCGCACACCATGAAGGGCCCGATCTTGCGGTCTACGGGATCGCAGTGCTCGCACGGCACGTCGATGAGCCGCACCTTCTGCTCTTCGCGCGAGGTAAGCGCGTCGAGCGCACCCTGCCCGAGCGTGACGATGACGCGAGGCTGCGCGTACTCGATCTCAGCAACAAGCCGCGGCTGACACGCGTAGAGGTTCTTTGCGTACTGCGCGAGCGCAGCCTTCTTATTCGCGTCGTTCTTCGCGCCACGAAGACCCGGCTGCTCTGTGAGCAAGGCGTTCGTGAACCACACGGTGGCAGGATCGATGTGCGCGAGCTCGTCGCCGAGGATACCGCGCAAGAGCTCGCCCTCGCGTCCTGAGAACGCGATGCCCTGCTGGATGTCGCGACGCGTCGGCATCTCACCGACGACCATGAGTCCGCCGCGCTTGTACTTCGGGCCCACGAACGACGTGGCGAACTTGCGTGCGGCGCACGCCTCGCGCAGCGAACAGACCTCGCAATCTGCGAGCTCCGGGCTGAATGTCTCGAGCGTCGTCACTTCACCGTCGGCCATCGTCCACCCCTAAAAAGTCGAGAGTGCCCGCAGCGCTTGCACGCGACAACGGGCGGCCCACCGCAAAGTCTTGGGTGCAACCAAGATTTTGGGCTTACAGCCGTGCTCTCGAGTCTCACGAAGATGCGCTGCAGTGGGGGAGAACACGCTTCGTCGTGCCCACGAAGAAACGTGCCGGGTCTGCGTGCATCATCGTGAGACTCGAACGCACGAGCGTCCGAGACGCAAGTCCGCCCTCAGGCAAACTTGTAGTGGGGCTTGCGGCGGACTCGCGTCGCCGTGCCGTAGCTCAAGAGCGTTGCGCTCGAGCGTGCCTTCTGTTCGTCCTTCGAGGGCGTGGGCATGTACCGCACGATCTCTTTGTTCTGCAGCGCAGCGCGAAGACGCACACGCGCTGTCGAGATCTCGACGCCCGCAGCCTCTGCGTACTGCTCCGTGGTACACCCCTTCTTCAGAAGGGTCGTGAGGTGGTCGCTACCGGTTGTCCGGGCGACGCGCTTCTTGGTCGTTTTGCTCTGTGCCATCTGTGATCCTCAACCGCCCGTGACTTCAGGGAGCGCAGGTTTCTGTGTGTCGTCTTTGGCTTGGTAGAACTCCACGCGCACGCCGAGCGGACCCCACGCAACCCGGCATGCGGGCGTCGTGACGTACGCGAGAATGAGAAGCCAATTGCCGAGCTCCGCAGCGTACGTGGGTGAGTTCGGATCGAGCACTTTGCGCGCGTGCACGTGCGCGAGCATGAACTCGTCCGACGTGCGGACGATTTTCACGCCCCACACCGGATGACTCACACGCGCGTCCGGGTCCGCCACGATGGAGAGCACCTCTTCCGCGAGGTCGGGCTGGGTGACGAACGCCTGAACGAGCCGTCCGACCAGCTCCTGCGGAGGCGCGTGCGGGATGGCGAACTGCAAGATCCCCGCGTTGGCGATGGCGATTTGTTGGAGCGCCATCTGCTCTTCGCGGGAGGTCGTGCCGTCGCCGAGGCCGTTCAGACCGTTGGTCATCAGGCCCCCGCCGCGCGTCGAGCCGGACGAGAGAAGCGACCCGCCTGCGCGGGCGCTGCCTCGGGTGCCGCCTGCGCTGCTGCAGCCGGTGCGCTCGCCGGAGCTGCGGGTGCTGCATCGGTCTTCGGCTTGGTCGCCTGATCGACCGAGCTCGGCGCCGGCTGCTCCTTGTTGATGTTGTTGCGCTCCTTGCCCTCGTACGTGCTGACCGTGATGTCCGCACGGATGATGCAGCCGAGGAGATCACCCTCCTCGAACTCGTACACCGGCACGTCGTCGGCCGTACGTGCGACCTCCGAGCGCTCGATGCCCGCTGCATCGGTGAGCAGATTCACGCGCCAGCCCGCGCTCTCCATGAGCGAGTAGAAGCCCGTGATCGTCTTGCCGTCGTAACGGCCCCCGACGAACTGAAACTTCACGACGAGCTGCGGATTACCGCTCTTCGCCGTCTTCTGGTTGGCTTCCATGATCTCGAGGTCGTACGTGCCAGGCTCGTAGACCGGGAAATCACCACTTCCGCCGCCGTATCGAATCGTCATTGTCGCTATTCCTCTCGTGTGTTCGTATCGTTTATCGTACTGCCCCAGTTGTTGTCAACCAGGCGTGAGACCAGGGATGTAAGGCGCGAACTGCGCGAAGCTCGGGTTCTCCCAGTACTTCGGCATCGTCTTGAAGCGTGAGCGCGCAGGGAAAACGCGATGCTGCTTCAGGTAGAGCTGGTAGTTCGTGTCTTGGTTGCTGCGCTCGAGCGCGACGCAGTACCCGACGATGTCGCACGCGCTCGGCAAGAGCTTTCCCGTCTGCCCGGAGAGCGACGGACCGCCCGTTGCTGCGGTGCCTTCACCGTCCACCTTCGCGAGCGACGTGAAGACGACATGGCACTGCAGCGCGCGAAGACGCATGTGGAGCTCACGCATGTGGTCGTAGAGCTTGCCCCAGCCCTGTTGATCCATCTGACGCCCACCCGAGATTTCGATTTGGATGTCGCTCACGTAGTGCGAGAGCGACTCGAAGACGAGCGTCTGCCACGGAAAATGCGCCGCAGCTGCTGCTTCGTCCCCCGCGATCACCGCGGCGCCCATAGCTGCATGGCGCTTCTCGATTTCGCGAAGCACAGTGAGCATGTGCTTCATCGGCGGAAGCGGCTTTTCGTTCTCGTCGATGCCTACGCGCACGAACGGGATGTCCTGGCCTGCGAGTGTGAGCTCGCTGCGCTCGCGTGCAGGCACGACGAACAGCGGGTCGGGAAATGTCGAAGCGAGCGTCGTCTTACCTGATCCGCTGTCCCCGTAGAAGAGACAGTGAATCCAAGGCTGCATGACTTCACGTGTGTTCTGGATGTGTAGCATTGCGGTGATCCTAGATATCACTCTTCGAGAGGAATGTCAGCACGCATCGTATAGCCGTATGGCAGATCATCATCGACCATGTTCGGCAAAATGTTGAACGACGCAGCACGATGGCAGAGATCGAAGTAGCTGCACTGCTTGAACCAGTTCACGGCTCCGTTGCAGTTGCCGAGCGACTTCGGGTAGTGCAGATCCCGCCTGAGCTCGTTCAGCATCGCCTCTGCAGCCATGCTCTTTTCGAACTCGGCGATGTGGTACGGCGAAAAGAGAATGTTCGAGCGGTGATGCGTCGGAGGCTTTCGCGCAGAGGGCCGCGTCGTGATGTTGACGCTGATGCCGTCCCAGCGCCCAAGGAGCGGGAGCGAAGGCTCGAGAAGCCAGCACTGCCCGAGCGTCTGGATATCCGCTTCGTAGCCCACGAGGTAGTCGTCGGTCATGCGCTTCGTCGTCTTGTGCTCGACGATGCGCACGCCCGTCGTCGCACGATCCCGAATCACGAGATCGAGGCGCGCGCTGTAGGGCTCGACGATCTTGTGCTTTACGCCGCGAACTTCGAGCGTGTACACGAGCTGTCGCGAGAACGTGTCCTCGACGCAGAGGATCTCCCAGTTGTCGTTTTCCGCGAACTCGAAGTAGCTTGTGATGGATCGATCGAGGTCCGCGAAGAGCTCTTCGTAGCCCGGCTCCTCCGCGATGACATCGAGCGCGTACCAGCACGCGTCGATGCCCTCGCGCATCGTCTTTCCGGCGCGCATCGCCTTGTAGTAGACCTCGAGCCCCATGTGGAAGAGCGTGCCGAAGTCGAGACTGTCTCGGTCCTCGACGGCGATCGCCTTCTTGCGGACGCCGAGCGTATAGAGCTGCTCCTCGCGCGCGCATTTCCGCATGCGCTTCCAGCGCGTGCTCCCGTGCTTGCTGCCCGCAGACTCGATGCCGAGCACTTCGTGCAGGTAGCGACGATCGACGAGCGCTTTCGGCGCTTTGACGGCATACGAGATCGTCACAGCCTGAGGAGCTCCGCTTCGATATGCGCACGCGCGTCGAGATAACAGCGTCGCAGGTACGCATCGTGGCGCGCGAAATAGTCATCCACATCTGTGCTGCTGTTCGGCACGGGTGGAAGCTGGTGCAGCGGCGCTTCACGCGTCAATGCAGCGAGCACCCGGCTGAGTACATCGTCTATCTGTAGGATGCGTGCATGGAGCTCGCGTACCGGACCGCGCGCAAGGTCGATGTCCTTGCCGTACTGCCACGCGTCGTCCAAATACCAGAGACTTTTTGCGAGGTCGAGCTTCTGTGTTCCCTTGTACGGGGCACGAAACAGGTACTTGACGCAGTTGCCGATGGAAAATGGCAGATGCCGACAAAGCGCTATCGGTTCTATACCGCTAGGATGTGACGTGTAGTGTTTCGGATGGTTAACGAGCTCGGTCATCGCGCAACTCCCGGGATGTCGAACGGTGTGGGTGCACCGCCTTCGCCAGTGATGCTCTTGCGATACTGTCTCCACGGCCACCGAAAGTTGCCGTAGTAGTCGTTGAGGTACATCTCCGCTGGCTCTGCGTCGCTGCATTGCGCGGGGTGCTCGAATGGACTCATGTGTCTGTTCAGAAGCAAACTGTCGTGAAGTGCAATGTCCTTTGCGGGGTCCCGCACACCATCGTGCGTCAGGTACGAGACGCGCGCGCAGCGTGCAGTTGAAAGCTTCACGAGAGTGTGCTCGTCGCCCGCGGCTCGCTCTTCCGCAGTAACATACGGAAGATGCCACTCGCAGTTGTAATACTGTAGCTCGACAGGCTGCGAGCGCTTCATTGTTTCGAGCATCAATCGCGCGATCGCATCGAACTCCGGCTGCGCTTGTTCACTCACGCGCAGCGCAAAGAAGTTGCGCCAATCCGTGGCGGTGATCACGACGGTATGCCAGCCGTGGAGCTCGAGCGGGCGGTTCGCCCACTGCTTGTGTACGTTGAGCTCTGCGAGGCGCTTTGCACCCTTCACACATGCGTCGCGGATCTCAAGCCACGCCTTGGTAGCTTCCTCTTGCGCCCAAGGTTCGAGAGGCTCTGCAGCCTGCATGCCTGCTTGGTTCGCAAGCCACACCGCAGGTACGAATGGCTCCGTGAGCACTGCCTCCACACGTTTGTGTGTCGGGATCGCACGCGAGCTCGCGCTATTGCGCGAGAGCATTCTGTGCGTGTTGAGCTCTGCGAGAATGAACCGCGGAAACTCTACCTCGAGCGTCGTGAGGCGCACGCCGTGCGCAATCGAATCGGCGATGACCTGTACCCTGTAGCTCATTTCGGGTCTTCCTCCGGGATCTCGAACGTGGGCGTCACTGCAGGCACGAGCTTGAGCTTCGACCCGCGTCGTGGTTCGTCAGGCAAGCCGTGCACGCGGATATTTTGGAAGATGCGATCCTGCATGCCGCGAAACTTCCGCTCGACGTTCACGAGGTGCGGCGACTGCATGATCTGCTTGATGTCCCCGCCACGTCGCGCGAGACGAAAGAGCTCACGTATCGCGTCGATTTCTTCACGACGGAACGACTGCGACGCTGCGAGGAGGTTGGCCATTAGGCTAACTTTCCGCCATGGCGGTAAGAGCGTTTTTGGTTGTAGGCCATCTTCATCTCGACGGCCTCCTCGAGCGGAAGACCGAGATCACCTGCGAGGTGACACAGACGAATAATTGCATCCGCCATCTCGACGACGAGACCGTCCGGCTTCGGATGTTCTGGCCGCTTGACGTTTCCGTCGTCGTCATAATATGCGTCGAAATACTTGAGCACGTCATCGACATCGTCGCCGTGCAACATAGAGTCCAAGCGCAACGTGAGATTGCGCCGCGCAAGGCGCACGAACTGTGGGGGCATCGGCGGGACGACGATTTCTGCGTCGCGGACCGTGTACTGCCCGAGCCGAACATGCTCGATGCCCTCGGCGATTTCGCTCACGACGAGCGCGAGCTTCGCGAGCACAGCATCCGTGTTTACGCCGGTCGGCTCGCAGTGCACCTCCGGATGCGTTGCTGCGTGCCCTGCGACCGCAGGGAGGACCGACGCTTTTGTCTCGCAGAGTTTGTCGTCCCAGCCCTTCGTCGTCGCCCACGCGAGGATCTCCTCGACGTGCTCGGAGATGCCCTTGCTGTGGCGCACAGGCAGAGGCAGCGCCTCGGGATCGTACCCCACGTTGAGCGCAGAGAGCATCTGCAACGTCCGCAGATCCGCGTGCTCGACCGAGTGCGTGTAGCGCGCAACCAGCTGCGCGCGAAGTTGTTCCTCTTCCTCGACGAGCTGCTCTACGCGTTTGATGATATCCATCAGCCTCTCCTCATGAAAACGTTGCGCGTTGACCCACAGTCGATCTGACGGTAGCCGTTCGCGAGCATGCGCGCGATGCGCTCGCGATCTATGTAGCCGCCCCAAGTATGCGGCGTCTCGGTGCACGCTGTGCGCCGACCCCGAAGGATCTGCGCAGCATCTTCGAGCGCAGCATTCCATCGAACACGGCCCCATGTGGCCCAGTCGAGGTCTGCGGGCCAACCGGTAGGCTCTGTGAGCTCAGCGTTGAGCCCACGCACCCAGACGCGCGTGCGTCGTGTAGGCGATGTGTGACGCCAGTGAACGCGCGCGATGTACGCCGCAACCGTTTCGTTGTTGCTGTCCGCTCGAGCGCGTGCGTAACGGCCGATCGCCGCGCAGTCGTTGCTGCCTTCAGGCGAAGGCCAACCTGCCTCGTTCACGCACAGACGCGCAAGCGATACGACGTCGGCTTGCCATGCTTGATGGTCTTGACCCTGCGCAGACGTAATGTTGCACAGGTCCATCAGGAACGCAGCGAACAAGAGTCCCGCGACGTACGCCGTAAAGAAATAGGTTCTAGAGAAACGCATCACATCAACCTTTCGCGGAGTCGACAATGAACTCGCGCAGCTCTTGTAGCGCAGCCTTTCGCCGCACGGCAAGACGAAGTGACGTTTCTGCGATCTGCGTAGACGAGGTTTTCATACGCTCCGACTCTTCGGAGAACGTGATGATGCTCCGCGCCATGTCGAGCTTGTGGCACGCCTCAGCGATGCAGTCCTCGGCGTACTCCTCGAACGATGCGACGAGCTCGAGCATCTTCTTTGTACGCGGGGTCATATCCACCACTCCAAGCGCGTATCCGCATCCGTGGGGCGCGTACTTACGTCTACGACCATGCTGTCGCGTTTACCGCTTGATGCACTCTCGAGATCACCACTCGGGTGCTTTGGCCGCGTCACGAGAACAGCGAGTCGGAGCAATACGAGTTGCGACCACACAGCATCGTAGCGCGCACCACCTGCAAGCGATTGCAAGGGCAAAAGGAGCACCGCGTCATCTACACGCGACATGAGCGCGCTAACATGTCGGGTATCGAGCCCGCCGTCGTATGGCGGATTCCCGACGCTGAGATCCCATGCGAGGTTTTTGTAGCTCTTCACAAACGACAAGAAGTCTGCGCAGATGACGCGCGCGAACGGGAACATGAGCTCGAGCCGTGCTGCGCGCGTCGGGTTGATCTCGACGAGGGTGAGGTTCTTCTCGAGCACGCCAGCCGCGAGCAGGCCTCGTGCGATGTTACCTTCTCCAGCGGAAGGCTCGAGCACGCGGAGCTCTCGTCGAACATCCGGGGCTATACCGTCGAGCGCCCACGCAGCTATCCGGTGCGCGAGATCGACCGGCGTGAACCACGCAGCGAGTAGCTGCTCGAGCGAGCTCGCACGCGTGCACGTTGTCTCGCCGTCTTCGTAGATGGTCTCGAAGCTGTACTTGTGGTTCCCGAGCGCACGTAGAACACCCCTCGCACGATCCGGACGCCTGCCCTCGAAAGTGTCGCGCGAAAGCTGCTTCCACGTGAAGCCAGCAAAGTCGCTCTGCTCGTCGAACCACGTCACATCATTACTCACAGCCCACCCCACTTATCGAGTAGCCTTTGCGCTAGAGTTTCTTCTCGCGTTTCTGTCGTCATGTCAAGACCCACTTGAGCAAATGCATCTTGGGCAGTCGTATTGTTGAGTGCTTCCGCTTCTGCGAGCGCTTTATCCATGAGGTGCTCGGTGATGACTTCGTCTGCGCTGTCCGTGCAGACGCACCAGATGGACTCGCACGGGAGCGTCTGCCCGAGGCGATGCCAGCGCGCCTCGAGCTGCAGCATGCTTGCAGGGATCCACTCGAGGTCAACGAGGATGCCAAGACGCGCCTTTGTGAGCGTGACGCCCTCCTTGAGCGCCTCGTTCGTCGAGCAGAGTATCGCGGGCCCTTCGCAGCGCTGAAACTGCTGCACGGTCTGATCGCGCGCGTCCTGTGAGTAGCCGCCATGCACGATGAAGATCCGCTTGAGCGTCTCGAGCTGGTTCTTTTTGACCTCGCCCGTGCGCGCGATGGCCTTGCTGATGAGCTCGGCGAGGCGCTCTACGGTCGCGCGCTGCCACGCGAACACGATGACGCTCTCACCCTCAGAAAAAGACGAGGCGACGCGTTCTGCGACGAGCTCGAGCTTCTGTCGCGACGTCCAGTGTCGCCATGCGTGCAGAACCTTCAAGGTCTCCGTGCCGAACGCGCCGCGCCGGAAGTGCTCGCGCAGGTGTTGGAGCGCGACGCGGCGATCCTTGCCCACGTACTTCTTGAGCTCGGCCTCCATGGGCGCGTTGCCCGGGTCAAACGTCCAGAGCGTGCGCGTCAAGGGCGGGATTTGCGTGCCGACGTCAGCAAGTGTACGGCGTAAATAGCAGGCCTCGAGCCGCGCCTGAAGCTCTGCTTCGCACCGTGTCCCTTTTGATACGAAGCCGTATTTTCCGCGGTCATACTGCGTGTACCGACTCTTGAACGCGAAATGTGTGCCGAAAGAGCCCTCGCCGCAGATGGTTGTGAAAAGCGCCCAGAGGTCATCGACCTTGTTCACGAAGATGGTGCCGGTAAGCCCGATACGCTGAGGTATCAAAGTCACTACGGCGCGCGTCGCAGCACCCCGTTTGCTGAGCGGATTTCGGATCCAGTGGAGCTCGTCTACGATGGCGCAACAGAACTTCTGCATGCGGAGCGGGCGACTCAGGATGTGCCGCCATGCCTCGAGCACGTCGTAGTGACAGAAGACGAAACGCGCACCGAACATCGCATCGTCTGTTCCGGGCTCCGGGTTTCGACCTTTGCATACGAACCACGTTCGACCGTCGTCGCTTTCGTCTTCGGTCATCGCCCCGAGCGCGATGAGCTCCCGGCGCCACACATCCCGTGTGAACTGCGGCCCTACGATGAGCACCGGCGCGCCGTGTGCGTGCTCCTGGAGCGTCTTGGCGGCGACGACGGCCTGGGAGCTCTTCCCGATGCCCATCGCGTCGCCGAGGATGCCCCCGCGCCCAGCGACGAGCCAGCGTGCGCCCTCCTCCTGGTATGTCCGGAGCGGGCGTTTGGGCGTCCAGAGCTCCTCGAGCACAGCATCGTCGTTGAGCGTATCAGGCTCGATGCCCGTCGCCTCGATGAACGTCTGCATCGCTTCGGTGAAGAACGCCGTACGGTGCGCCACGACGGACACACCCTGGGCGATCTTCTGCACCTCGCGCTGTGCAGCAACCGTGATACCCGGAACTTCGGCGAGGGGCTCGAGGACTTTCGCTTCGCAGCGATCGAGCTGTAGACGCCACCAGCCGCGTCCGGTACGTACCCACCGAGACATAGACTCGCAGCTATACATGCTGCGAGTCTATGCCGTCAAGCTATTACATCAGTGCACGCCGTTTTTCGTGCTGGCAACGGCCACGGTTTCGCTTGCGTCGTCACTCTCGTCTTCGCTGGCGTCTTCGGGTTCGTCTTCGAACGTCTCTTCGCCGCCCTCGTCGTCTTCGCCTTCTTCCTCTTCCTCTTCTTCGTCCTCTTCTTCGGGCGCGCTGTTGTCTTGCAGACGACCAAGCTCGACGAGCGCCTCAGCGGTTGCGACAACGACGCGCTCACAGTACGCGCGGCTCTCCGGCGACGCGTTGAACGCCGGGAGCGGACGCAGGAGCTCGGTGAACGTGACGATCGGATCATCGGCGTAGCCCGTGAGCACAGCGGGGAGCATCGCGAAGTCCTCGAGATGCGCGATGTGGCGCGCGAGGATGGCGCCGAGCTCGTGTACTTCGCGGCCCATGTGGAGCTCGCGCAGGATGATCTGCCACTCCGGAGAGCGGAACTCGAGCGGAAGCATCGCGACGACGTGCGGCGGCAGGATCTCGACCGCACCCGGAAGCGGCTGAGCGGGCGCGATGGGCGCAGGCGTCGGGTCCGTCGGCACGCTGTCGAGCGAAGAGAGAGCTCCAGTTCGCGGCGCACGTTGCACAGGCTGTGCGGGCTGTTGCTGCTGCGCCTGGATTGTACGCTGCTGCGGCGGCGGCGGAGGTGCGGGAAGACGCGGCGTCGTGTCCGCGACGTAGCCCTGACCCATGGCGACGAGCATCCCCATCACCTGTTGCACGAGCTGCTGCCACATCGGCGGCGCATCGGGGCCCGCAGACGCGGCTGCGAGTTGTTCCATGAGCCCAGCCATCATACTCACGCTGCGAAGCTGGTTCTGCGCCAGCGCGTCAAGGAGCGCGACCTGTGCGGCCGGGTCCTGTTTGCGCTGCTCGACGAGCGGCATGATCTTCGTAAGCACTTCGAGCGGATCGGGCGCCGGCTTATTCGCTTGCTGCAGCGTCGCATTCATGAGCGTCTGCATGCCGCTCATCTGGAGCTCGATCGCCTTACTCGAGCTCTCCTTGCTCCCCTGCACCATCGCGACGAGCACAGGCACGAAGGGCGCGAGTGCAGCGATCATCTCCGCCGTCTGCATCGGCTTTTGGCTTTGATTCGTCTGCTGGTGCTGCATGAGCTCGAGGCGCTGCGCCATCATCTTCATCTCGAACTCGTGGCGCACTTCGGTGATGCGCTGCTCGCTCTTTGAGAGCTCGCGCTCGAGCTTTTGCGCGCGTTCACGTGCCGCTTCTGCATCGGCGTCCGCCTTCGCGCGATCGACCTCAGCCTTGCGAAGCTGTTCAGCAGCGAACACCTCTGCAGGAATGCCGCCCGGGATCGGCGCGCCCATCGGGTACGTGGCAAATACACCGTTGGCCATTTGACGCATGTACTCTTGAAAACGCGGATCTTGCATCGACATTGTGGACTCCCCAGAGCTCGGTACGGGTGTTGCGACGGGTGTGCTCGTATCGATGGGCGCACGTGCAGGACCCTCGATGTGGATGTGGAAAGGATTCACGTGCTCGCGCGTCGTATCGTTGATGTCGCGTACCCAGATGCCGTACGTGCCACCGCCGCAACGTTTCGCGATCCAATCATCGATCTTGAGGAGCTCCTCGACTTCGACGGTCACGCCGCCGTAGCCATATCCGAGCGCCTGAAACGTGCCTTTGTTCGATCGCCTGCGGATCGTGAGCACGACTTTTTTGATGCCTCTGCGTTGAAGCTCTTCGATGTTTTCGCGTGGGAACTCGTCGATGACGACGCCTTTCCCAAGAACGCGCGTAGGCGCTGTGGACTCGCCGAGGCTGCCGTCTTCCGGTGGTTGTGACATGGGCTCTATCTTTTGGGGCTTCGTGTTTGAAGGCTGTGCGCGTTTGCCGCGCTTGCGTCGCGTCATGCTACTTGCCTGCTTCTTGATCGAGCTCGCGCAGCTTTTCAACGCTCACAAGCGCGCCTTCGTAGTCTGTAGCGCCGCCGAAGGCATAGCCGAGAAGCATACCCGCAAGGGCGCTGATTACGTAGGGTAGATCGTAAGGTGTGTATTCGAGCGGAAACCAACGTGCGGTTACCAGACCGAACCAGAAACCCACGCAGCCCCCGCAGTACGCTGCGGGTGTGCGTAGCTTGATGAGTACCGTCACGCGGAACAAGCGCATCCACATGCTCCGTGTGACGAACACTGTGGACCCAAGGGTCAGGATGATCCAGAGGATCCAGCCGTTGATGTCGAGCTCGTTCACGGCCACACCCCGATCACGTTCGTGATTTCTGCGGTGATGCGCGCACATTCGTGCACGGCAATCTTCGCGAGCTCGCGGTGCTTTGCGCGCTGCTCTGACGCTTTGGATTCGAGCGCGAGGCGTGCGTGCTGTTGCATGAGCTCCGCGTTGTCCCGAAGAACACCGATGGCTTCGAGGAGATTCATCGTGCGCGCCTCTCGAGCCATACGAGCACGCCGGTGATCTTGTCGAGGAAGTCGGTCGTACGCGTAAGCCCGCAGCGATCTGCACCGAGCGAGAGCGCCATCGTGACCACGCTGAGCCATTGCCATTTCATGGGCCTCACTTCCCCTTGTATTGCGTGCAGGCCACCGCGAACGGCGGCGTGATCATCGTGTCGTCGGTCGCGCCGCCGCTACGATACGCGCCGCAGTCTCCGAGCGCTTCAGGCACAGCGCCGAGGTGCTTCGGGTTCCAGCCGTGCTCGCGCACGAGGACCTTCATGAAACGCTGCGCCTCCATCAGGCGTTGACCCTCGCGCAAGGAGAAGTACTTGCAGTCGCCGCAGACCTTGCCCGCGAGGATGTCTTTCGGGAGACCCGCGCCGCTCGAGGACGTGTGGATCTTCGGCGCCTCTTCACGATCGTCGATATGGTCGTAGGTCTTCAGCGCCATCACACGGCCTCGCGTGCAGTGTGTTTATCGCATGTATCACTGTGGAAACGTCCTTCGTCGTGCTCATCACAAACGCCGAAATCATTCCACTTCATGCGCAGCGCTTCCTTCGGTGCAGCGAGTTGCCCTGTGGCATTCCCGTTTTCATCGAGCGCCTTTGGATAGAGCATCTCTGCAGGGGAGAGCACGCGCGCAGCTTGCATGAACGCCGGCTGTCGCGCGAACTCCGCCTGCATGCGCTCTTTGTCGAAATGCACACACGTCGCACACGTGCGGTTTCGCACCACAGGTAGTGCACGCTTCGTCGATTTGTGCGTAAGCCACACAATGAGCGCCAAACACAACAGAGACAGAGCGGTCAAGACGTACACGTAGAGCATGGTTGGTACCCCGAAAAACCTGAGATTGACCTGACCACGTGCCATACGCAGACCAGGTGTACACCGTATAACTACGACGTATGTTGCGTATTTTCTCCACGCCGCGAGAGGATGCCGGAACGTGCGCCGCACACCGGACGGCCAGAGCCGGGTCGCCCATGAGCGCCCGCATTTTTAGCAGCCCGTGTGCGTAGGCTCGAGCGGATGTACGGTAACAGCGCAGCGACCTCGTTCGTATGCCCCGCTCGAGAGCGACCACAGCACGAACATGTCACGCGCTCCTCACGGGAACGACTGGCTCCGGCACCCACGCGCGTAGTGGAGACGATCATCATGCGACGGTATGACCGTACCGCAGCAAAAGGTAATACGTCAAGTGCTGACCTTGTCGGCAAAACTTTACAACGGCGACCGGTAAGGTTGTCACTTTTGTCAACGTTGCAGCACGTTGGCATGGCACATGCTCTCACGCGTACGCGCGCTCGCACACGCGCCCGCGCACGGCTCGCGATCACCCCCTTGACCCCTGTAGTCACGCTGCGGCGCGGCGCGTACATTCGCCCCCAAAACACTTACACGTACCAGTACACAAACACGGTTGCATTGATGTCATAAAAATACACGCCACAGCGTCATTATTTCCTTACTGGGTCTTGTTTTTAGAGGAAAAGTCAAACACGAATCGCCGCGTAGGGAAGGTAGTCTATGTATATGTAGAGAGTTATTTCTATTTTTTCTTTTATTACAACCCACCACATTCGACCCAAGCCGCGAACCCGTGTTTGCGCGTGTAACACCCCCTCCCCGAACGGTGAGCGCACGTATACACCCCCACGAGGCACCCCCTCCCCAAAACCAGAAGAAAGTAAATAACTACGCGAAATAAAAAGAAAAAGGCCCGTTTTTGGGCCTTGTACATAAGAACTAAAGGGGGTCAGTTGGCTGTTTTACTGGGTTGATGTTCAGGTAAATAGAACCGTTGTGAGGGTCTACCCCGCCCACCGCGAACGGTTTCCAGCACAAGCTCTTCAGAGTCAACGAGGGTGTCCAGCAGCATGTCCAGTTCCGGCTTCGAGACACCCTTCAGAAGGCGGTAGAAGTCGCTCTTGGCTACCCCACTAGCACCACCAGCCTTCGCAGCCTGCAAGAGGGCGTCGTGGCGCTGGAATGCCTCACCCTTACCCATACGCGGAACAAGCTCACGATTGAACGTGAGCGTGTGCTCGAAGAGTTCGATGGCTTGGAGCATATCGGTCGCAGAGATCTCGAAACTCAAACGATTCAAGGCATATAGGCCAGCGACTATGTTGATGTGCGCCATGCCACGACGTGCGATTGCGAAGAGCGCATCGCTCGGATTTTTGGCAAAACGCGCAGCGAGCGGGTCAAAAACACGTGTTTGAAGCATGTTTTCTGCGCCGACAGAGCTCACAAGCTGTGTTTTAGGGTCTAAAAGCAATGTTCCGCGCAGCCCACCAAACCACTCGTTCCACGCATCCAAAACCGCTGTACGTCCTGATTCATGTGCGAGTTGTCGATACATCAACTTCGTCGGCATGGCGTGAAACGAGAGGAAACGCGATAAAAGTCCGTTTCCGACCACGTTTTTCGACGCCGTGGTCTCGAACTCGTCGAGCGTGCACGCAAAAGCTGCGGAAATCGTAGGGCGGTGCAGTACCGGCTTCTTCGATTCCCCCTTCGCGACTGCGCGCTGAAGGTGCAGTACCTGCCGTTCCATGCGCTCGCCGTCGTAGAGTTGGCAGAAGAACTTCCCCGCGCTGTCTTGATAGCGTTGCGTGAGGATCGGTGCCGCCTCGTCGGTGTGCACGAGCGCGATCTCTTGCTCGAGCTCTGGAATGTATGTGCCCTGCAAAACCGAGAAGAGCCCCTGCGCCGTGCCTTCGAAGCGAACGAGCGGTTGCTCGTGGGGCGTATCTTTCGTCTGCTCGAGGTGATCGACGACGAAGCGCTGAGCCATTTTGAGCGGCGTGCTCTTACCGAAACCAGCGCCCGCGACGAGAAGACACCAAAGACGCAACGGGTGGTCGTTGTGCAAACGCACGCCTGTCCACGCAAGGCGTGTCGCGAACGTCGGGAGCATGGCACCGAGGTGAAACAGCGGCGGCGTATCTGTGCACTGCGTGGCCCAGTGCATGTAGCGGTGGATTGGTCCCGATTGCGGGAATGCAGCTTGGACATCACCGGGGATCCAGCTCAACGGACCTTCGGCGTACGGGACGAACTCACTCATGCACGCTCCGCGAGGACAAGGATTCGCGCGCATACTCCCGTTGCGCAACGTGCAGGCACTCGCATGATCGCGAGGCTAGTCCCTCATGTCTCTGGCCGTCAAGACATCCACGGCGCGTATGCCGCGTATTTGCCGAGGTATAAGAAATGAGACATGTCCAAGCGCGCCATCGATTTGAACGACCCCGGTGCACGTATCTGGGAGACCAACAACCTCGACGACCACGTCGGGTTGATCCGCCGACAGGTCCAAAAATCACTCGCAGATCCGGAAACACACAAGCTCGCGCGAGGGCTCTTCACAGGACGTGACCGCGTCACTGCGTGGGGTAAAGTTCACCGCTGTGCGCCGTGTACGAACATCACGAATGATACCTGCGTGATCAACACGGTGTGGAATTTCTGCGTGCTCAACGTCGAGTACGAACACGATCCTCCCGACTACGATCTGTTTTGCACTGTGCGTAGAACATTGTTCTATGGCCTCGGCGATTGCGACGACAGCACGATCGTTCTGTGCTCTTTACTGAAGGCGCTTGGCTTCTCGAATACGCTCGCGCGAGTGATCAGCACAGACAATGAAGTCTGGCAACACGTTTACACGATGGTCTCGCGTGGACGTCGCGGGGGTCCACTCGTTGCGCTTGATCCGACGGTCAAAGGCTCTACTCCCGGTTGGGAGTACGCGGGGTCGAAGCAGTACCGCGACTTCGCGATGTGATGGTGCCGGCAACGTAAGAAGAAAAGGAAAAGCAGAAAAATGCCTACAACAGCGTATGAATGGCGTGGCGGATGGATTGTCTCGTTCACGGGCACGCTTCAGCCCGGTGCAGTCGATCCGTATGCGCACATTTACGGTCTCACCTCGACAGATCAGCCTGTCGAGCTCGCGATCAACACGTCCGACGCGGTTACGATCGCGCAGATCATCCAACAGTGGGAATCGCTCGGGCACAACGGTGTGCTCTGTCCGCTCGCGTATACCGACGCTGAGCTCATCGACGCCTGTGCTCGCCGCGGGATCGCCTATCCCACGGTCTTCAGCGCCATCACGCCGCTCCCCGCCATCTACAGCGGTGCAGGCGGTGGTGATGCGACGACGATTCAAGGTGTTACTGTCAGCGCAGCTGCGCCTGCACTCGGTGATTCGCTCATCTACGACGGCGCGCAATGGGCGCCGGGTGGAAACGTGCTGTGGCGCTGGAACGGCGCGGATGTCACGCAGTTCGACGCTGCGATCGACATGGACGTCGGCGCGAACATCGCGGGACTCACGCGCAGCGTAAGCGGTGGTGCGCTTCGATTCGCATCGACCGAGCTCGATGTCGGCGGCGTGTTCTTCGCCATCAACGACTTCACGATACCGACGACGAATCGATTCGTGATCCGCGCGCGCTGCCTCGCGACGTTCTCGGACGTCACGAACGCAGGACGCAACCTGCTCGGCCTGTGCATTAGCAATGCTGCGGGCACGCGCATCCTCGGCATCGCTGCACAGAACGACAGCAACCAGGCTGCGTTCACCAACCTCGACCCGGACGAAGGTGGTGCGGGTGTCCCCGGGCTCTTCACGCCTGGATTCGCCGCGAATGCTGTCGGCGTGCTCGATGCGCGCACCGGTGGCGCAACGTTCGAGATCACCTGGGTGTTCACGTCGCCTGTCGCAGGCGCGACACCTGTCGTCAGCGTGCATTTCGACGGCAGTGGCCCTGTCGCAGGCGTCACCGAGTCCGTTTCGGTGGACATGGTCTCGAGCGGACCGTATGCGAGCTCATGGGCGGCTACGGCACTCGACACGGTCGGCGTTACCGTTGTGAACACGGGCGTGACCACGGCGTGGAACATCGACTTCACGATGCTTCAGATCGAGCCGCATCCGCTCGACATGGCGCTGCGCCCGTGATGCCTTGACACGTTGAGCAGTCTGCTCGATGCTCAACGTGTGCTCTGGCTCCTCTTCCTGGTGTGCTGCTTCTGGCTCTGCTGGAAGTGGCGCACTGCGGAAGCGCCTCTCGAAGAAGCGAGACAAAGGGTCGTCAGAGAAACGGCGCAGGGTCTGCACAGACGATGCAGCATGCGCGACGCTACGCGGGAGCTCGCCCGCCTGTCCTATAAGGAAACAAGACCGCGGTACTACGCTTTCCGCAGTCGAGCGACGTTCGAGTAAGTCCGCTCTGTTCAAACCACAAAAAGCACTACGCCCTCGCACGTCTAAACCGTGCGAGGGCTTTGTCTTTTTGGCTCTTGCGGGGCTGCGCCCCGCTGGGGTAGCCTTGGGATCCACCAAAGCGGTATGCGTCTTAGGACGAACCCACAGAGGACCCCACGAGAGAGCAATCTCCCTGGGGCCTTTGCCTTTTCAGGGGTCTAGATCCGTTGACTTCTTACGCGCGAATGGAGAGCATCCGGAGCATGGAGTCGCTCGAGGAAGTCGCTGTCGAGGTGCGCCGCATGATGGTGCCCGGGTTCGACGTGCAGTTTCGTCACGGACCGAAAGATGGCATCCTCTGCGAGATTGCGATCATCGACACAGAGCTCGTTGTGGAAGGCTACGACGAGCTCGACGCCTGGATGGCGTTTTTGAACGCTGTCGAGCAGCTCGACTGGAGAGAAGCATGAGCGAAGCGAAATGTATCATCTGCGGCACGACCAAAGAGCTCTTCGATCTGGAGCTCGATGCTGAGCACACTGCAAAGGCGTGTCTGCGGGACCTTCGCGCAGCACGCGTGCATTTGTGCGAGGAGCGGGCGGCGGAGCTCACAGCCGGTGAGGCTACGAAGGAGGACGTGTGACCCAGCGTGTGCTGCACCTCGTCAATGAGATCCTTGCTGGGCGGGCAACGCTCGAGCGGATTTGGCATGAGGTTACCGACGAGGAGCACTCTGCGATTGTTGCCCGCGTGCAGCGAGCGTACGAGCGCCGTGGTCGCGAGGTTATAGAGGCGGTTTTAGAGGTGCACCGGAACAAGCGGCGAACGGGGAAGCGCGACGCAGCGATCGCACAACGGCTAAGGTCAGGGTCGTTCTAAAAGGAAAAGGCGGGGTGGGTTTGCCCTCCTCGCCCTGTTCCAGTTGGGTGTGCACGATCCGAAGATCGAACACCCGAACGGTAACCGGGGCGCAGCCCCGGCCGCAAGGCATTTTCTCGCCGGGGTATAAGATAGAGGCGATGCCCTATCCGGTTTTCAACCCCCGCGGTCACTTCGGTAGCGCTTTCACCCCTCCGCAAGCGATCCAGCGGTTGCCGGTGGACCTGCTCCGCACCTCGCTCACGACGCGTGATCCGCGTCGGTTCGCGGGTGCCGTCGAGCAGTTTCGTTCAAACGCGACGACGCAGGATTTTCAGCCTGCGATGATCCTTCCTCAAGGGATGGCGCTCGAGATGCACAAGCGTGGTCCAGGCGGCATCGCACGCGGTGAACGCACCCCCGCGACAGCGTCAGCCATGGGTTACGCCTCGGCGATGCGCCAGAGCGGCTCGGGGCTCCGCGAGATCCGGCAGACCAACGTTCCGGGCGGCGTGCAACAGACGTATGAAATGGCTGCAGTGAAGGGTGGCTCGAATGCGATGAGCCAGCCCGCTGTGGACTATCCGCCCGAGCAGGTCGCGACCCCGCGTGTCCGCCCGCTTCGGCAGCCCATCAGCGCGCCTCTCGAGGCGTACGGTACGGCTGTGCGCCGCATGGAGCAGGAAGCCGCGAGCTACAAGGCTGTCGATTCCGGGCGTGCGATGCGTGAGGTCGCGCAGATGCAAGACGCGCAACGTCGCTACTTTCACGGGCGCTGAGGGGTCATGAACAACAGTCTGCAGCCAGATGTGCAATGGGATTGGCGCCCGCGTCCGATCGTGAGCCCGCGCCTCCCACAGAACAACGTCGCGCCTGTGTGGGGTGCTATCGGTCAGCCGGATCAACCGACCGAGGCGTGGAATCAGCACACGCCGGCTGCGGTCGCGAGCCGCATGGCGGGCTTCAGCGGGCTCGGCGAGATGACGATTACGCCACTCGGGTATGCGCGCCTCGGGCTTGGGCTCGTGTGCCTCGGTGCAAGCGCGTACCACGGGTACAAGCGCAACCGAAAGAGCGTCGGCTACGGCGCGCTTTGGGGACTCTCTGCGGCGTTCTTCCCGATCATCACGACGGGCGTCGCGTTCTATCAGGGCTTCGGCAAGCCCGCGAAACGGTGACCTGATGCATGTCATGAAGTCTCGAGCTCCGGACCTCTCGATCACGGTATCGCGTCCCGGTCCCCCGCGTGCGTTCTTCGAAGACAATGGTGCGGCTGGGCGCATGCCGATGGCTGTGCGCAACGTAGCGAACGCCGCGCACATGCGGATGACTGATCTGCGCCGGCAGAACGTGCCGACGCCTCCGCCGCAGACCGTACCTGGCGTGCTCTTCGAGGGTCGTGTCGATCCGAGCGCGCGCGTCTATCGTCCTTCGAGCGGTTTCGCCGACGATGCGCCGTCGCGTGTTGGTGCGAGCATTGCGTCGCTCGCTGCAGCTCATGGTGCGCGCACAGGGCTCTCACGCTCGGGCTTTCGTGGTCTCGGCGGCGACGGGCGCGCATGCACATCTACGGGCGCGCAAGCTGCGCAGGGCATCCTCGGGGCGATTGGGGGCACTCTCACTACGCTCGGGAGCGGCGGTTTCCGCAGCGAGACCACGACCACGAGCGGTGGTGTCGTCGGTTCACAGGGTCTCACTGTGGATACGCGACAGAACCTGCAGATCGCGGGCGCGACGACGAACATTCTCACGTCGCTGTACACGAACATCTGCGACGCGCGTACCGAAGCGCGCACAGGGACTGTCGGCACCGCGAGTCAGACTGCGATGGATTGGCGCAACGTCGCGTCGGGGCTCACGCAGTCGATTCAGCAGACGCAGCGCGTAGGCGCGACGACGAACAGCGCATCGGTGACGACGCCTCCGGGCGATATGCCGTCTGCGGGTCCTGCAGCGCCTGCAGCTGCGGAGCCGTCGAAGACGTGGATGTACGTTGCTGGGGGCGTCGCGGTCGCTGCGGTGCTCGGGATCGTGGTGCTTCGGTGAGGATCTTCCGCAGCGGAACACAGCCGCACCTTGTGCAAGCGCGCATCGTTCCACCAAAGGGTGCGAACGGGCTTGGTGCGGGTCTCGGTCTTCCGCGCGATCGGCGCAAGAAAGAGGCAGCGAAGAAGACTGCAGAAGCGGCGCGGCAAGAAGCGATTGCACAACAGCAAGCGGCGATTGCTGCGGGTACGGCGATGAACACGTACAGCGCGCCGCGTGCGCAGGTCGTAGCGACTGCGCAAACAGGCTCGCCTACAGCAGCGTTGATTCAGCAGAAGGCTGAAGAGCAGGTGAAGATTGCTGCTGCGGCGGCAGCGTTTGCTGCGAGTGCGCAGAAGAGCGGCGATGCAGATCTCGCGGCGAAGTTCAGCGCACAGGCGCAACAGAACATCTCGAACGCGAACCAGCTCATGACGACGATCGTGGCGCCCACCGAAACGCGCGACGTGACGAAGATCACGTACGACGCGCAGACGGTGCAGGCGCGCGGTGTCGTCGATGCGTACACGGCGAGCTTCAACGACACCGTCGCGACGCTCGTCAAGCCTCAGCTTTTCCCTGACGGGGCACAGCAGTTCAAGGCCGACATCCAGACCTGGGCGATGATCCAGTATCCGTCGGCGCTTCTTCCGTGCAGTGCAGAGAACACGGCGCGTGTCGGCATCCGCGCGGACATCTACGCTCGAGCTCAGCAAGCGCTCGCGCAACTTCTCGTCGTCAAGCCAGCGTACAGCGGGCTCTCGATGCCGATGGGCAGCGTCGAGCGCGAGTACGCATCGCGGCTCACCGCCGACTGGTTCACGATCGTCTATAGCTGGGTCTCGCTCGCGTACTTCGCGACGAATGTGCAGCCGCAGTTTTTGCTGCCCGCGAACCCGACGACGACGATGACGGATGCGGACGGCAAGCCGGGTGTGCTGCTGCCGGATCGCGCGCTCCCGCCGCTCATGCAGAGCGTGCTCAACGAGCTCCGCGGCGCGCCGCAACCCGTGGACTACGGTGACAAGGAAGTCGCCAAGGATCCGTGGCTCAAGCACATCGACCGCACGGTCACGAAGCTCTTTGTGGGCCCTCTGTGGATGGGTTTCTACGACGCAGATGGGCCGACGGGCTGGCTCACGGGTGACTTCGCGCCGCAATACGATTCGCGGACCGCAAACGACATGCTGGGCAATGAGTCTGATCGTGTTCGCCCACAGAACTTGATGCCGACCGACCGTACAACGACGCAAATCAAAAACGATTTGCGTTCGGGTGCGTGGCATTTTTGGTATCAACAGTGCCTGCACAGTAATCCCGAAGATACGACGTTCGTGTGGCGTCGTTGGGAAGCGCGCGTTGTCCGCGAGGACGACTACGAGTGGTACACGTACACGTCCATCTACGGCGCAGCCCGTATGGCAGAGGGCTGGATTCGTTCCATCCTCGAGACGAGTCTCGCGGACCACACGATCAACGCGACGCTCTGGTACATCAGCAATCACGTCACATACTGGGCCGAACGCGGTTTGATCGACCTCAGTATCGACGAGGCGAAAGAGTATCAGGTCGGTGCTGCTCAGGCGCAGGTAGATGCGAAAGCGCAGGCTGCACAGCAGACGATTCTGCAGGTGGGCGGCGCAGTGACTGCGGTCGCGAGCAGTAACCCGATCGCACTCGGTGTCACGCTTGCGGCAACGACGCTTGCAACAGGCATCACGTCGCTTGTTGCCATGCGCCGCAAGAAGAAGGCAGGCAACAAAGCGGATGTGATGCAGCCGCTCGTGCTGCGCACGCTGAGCGACGTGCCGTGTGCGACGTTCGACCGCGGAGGCTCGCTTCCAGCCGCGCTCATCACGGCGCTCTCACACATCACAGGTGAGCTCGCGATGGGTGGGCAGCAAGCCGTTACTACGGTGACGGTGCAGCCGAATCTCGCGCCTGCGGCGGATGGCAGTGTCGTTGCGAATCCTGTGATCACGGCGGTGGCGCTCAATCAGAATGCACTTGCGTCGAGCCCGAGCTCGCTGCCCATCATCACCTCGAGCGGGGATGCTGCGACGACTTCAACGAGCTCGTCGATGCCTACGGCGAGCGGTAGCACGCCTACGCCGATGCCGACGCCGCTCGATCTGCAGAACGCGATCGCGCAGGCGGCGACCATGCCGAGTGTGGTGCCTGGATCGAGCTCGATCCCCTGGATGTTCATCGGCGGCGGTCTGCTGCTCGCGGGCGGCCTTGCGCTGTTCGCCAAGCGAACACGCTGACCCGGCCGGGGTATAAGAAAAAAGAACGGTTCAACACCGACCACAGGTGCTCACGATGGCAAAGCGAACACGGCGACGCAGGCGAGGGATGGGCGACATCGACGTCGATCCGTACTACGCGCGGATTCAGACCAGCAAGCGTCTCGAGCGCGAAGCGAAGTGCAAGCCCCGCAAGGGTCAGGTCTGCGTGCACAAGTCGATCGCGAAGGTCGGCAGCAAGCTCCGCAAGGGCTGCAAGCGCGTCAAGGGCGAGAAGAACGTCTACGTCTGCTCGAAAAAGGCAGCCGAGGCCGGTGCAACCGGTGCAGGTCTTCCGACACGCAGCGTGCCGAAGGGCATGAAGCGCGTCTCGTTTGCGAAGGCTCTCAAGAAGGGCTGCCGCATCCACAAGGGTCGCCCCGTCTGCCCCAAGTGACCCTCGGGGTCAAGGAAATGTAAGGACACCATGGCTACCAAGAAGAAGCGCAAGAAGGCGACCAAGCGTAAGGCCCGCGTCGGCAAGACGGTCAAGTGCAAGGTCCAGAAGATCGGCACGGTGCGCCGTAAGGTGTGCCGCGACAGCAAGGGCCGCATTACGTCGGTCTCGAAGCCCCCCAAGAAGCGCCGTAAGAAGAGCTGATGTCGTTCTCGCAATCGCAGGTGTTCACGCTCACTGAGTCCGCATGGGCAGCCGTGCTGGGCATGGGTGATCGTGCGCCTGCGCATGTGCAGAAGGCGCTCATTGCGTCGTTTCAGGGCGCGTACAACAACGCGCTTCCGGATTTCGTTGCACGTGTGATCCAGTTGAACGGGCCTGTGCCGCCGCCGCTGCTCAGCGCAGACGGTGTGTGGGGGCGCAAGTCCGCCAACGCCGCGTTCTACATGCTCTGGCTCTCAGGCACGACGCCGAGCGCGAGCAGTTGTCGTAAGGATCTGCTCACGGTCGCAAACGCAGCGATGAACGACACGCCTGCGAAGGTCGCGAACAACATCACGGCGCTGCGCGGACAGGTCAACTGCGTGAGCGCGGGCGCACCCACAGATTGGGCTGCGCGCGCGCGGCAGCGTGTTCTCGCCGCTGCGCAAGGCACCACGTACGGCGAAGCGCTCTGGAACATCGACTCCTACGCGCAGAGCGTGGGCGTCGAAGACACGAGCTCGCGCACAAACAGCGTCGCAACAGCCACAACTACGACGACCACGACGGGTCCTGCGCCTACGGCGACAGGTACGAGCGTGAGCAACGCGTTCTTCCTCGCGCTCCAAGCCGCGAGTCAGGTGCCGAACGGGTATCCGGTCACGGTGCCGGGCTCGAGCACCGCGGCGCCTCAGGATGTGATTCAGGGCGAAGCGATCGACGTGACAGCGCCCGTGCATCGGCCTTCGCCGTATCGCGTGCCGCTTATCCTCGGATCGACCGTGGTTGCTGGGATCTTCGGCGTCTGGGTGTTCAAGCGCTGGACGAAGCGGGGGCGCGGATGATCGTTCCGTACTTCCCTGGGCGAGGCTTCGGCTCTGCGGCGGATGATCTCGCGAACGACATCAGCGCGCTCTCAAGCGAGACGACGCGACTGCACCTGCTCGCGCAGGAGCTCGCATCACGCTCGAGCTCGCCCGAGGTGTCGCGCTTGCTCGAGGACATCGAGCTCTTCGGCACGCGTGTGGACAACTTCGAGAACGACCCAGGGTTCGTTGCTTCGGAGCTCGTTGGCGCGCAGCGCAGTTACGCAGATCTCTGGGCGCGATACGCGCACCTGCAGAGCCAACAGACAAAGAACGTTGTGCTCCTCGCTCTCGGCACGGTTGCCTTGATCGGGGTAGGCGCATACTTCGTGTGGAAACGAGGATGATCATGGCAGATTGTGGATGCACCGCAGTGCGCGCTTCGGGTGACCCCGCGGGGCGTTCCATCAACTCTCTCGCGGGTCTCGCGGGTCGTCGCAAGCGCACGAAGCGCAAGCCCGCCAAGAAGGCGCGCAAGGCGACCAAGGCCGCGAAGAAGTACTGCGTGAAGTTCAAGAGCGGCAAGAAGCGCTGCTTCTCGACGAAGAAGGGCCAGCGCAATGCCATCAAGCTCTTCGGCGCCAAGAAGACGGCGAAGAAGGCTCGCAAGCGCTGATCCCTCGCCTCGCAAAGGTCTTCAAACACCTTCGGGGTATAAGAAAAAAGGAACCACCACACCATGGCAAAGCGTAAGCGCTCACGGCGCGGATTCGGAAACATCATCGAGGTTCGTCGGGGCGTCAACGGCCTCTTCGACTCCAACACGGTCGTGGGCACGGCGCTTCCGATCCTCGTCGGCGGTGGAACGGCCGTAGGAGCCATCTGGCTCGTGCGCCGCTTCGTCGTGCCCAAGCTCTCGCCCGGCACGCAGACCGGCGCGATGCTCAACCGACACGCCCCCGCGATCGGCATGGCCGCGGGCGCGCTCCTCGGTGCGAGCATGGCGTACGGCCTCAAGCAGGGTCACCGCGCAGCCATCGCTGCGACGACCACGGCCCTGCTCGCAGGTGCTGGCGCGTACGTCCGCGAGGGCACGCTCGCCATCGCCCCGGCTGCGACGGGCACGGCGGGCTTCGGCGCGATCGTCCCTGAGTACGGCAGCGCGTCCGGCATGGGGATGGTCATGCCGCAGATGAACGGCCTCGGTGCCACGGTGCTCGAGAACTGGCCGCAGGGTCACCGCCCTGATTCCATCGCGGGCATGCGCGGTCTCAGCGGGGACTACGGGACCAACATCCAGCTCCAGGGTCTCGGTGACGCTGGGCTCAACATGAAGGCTTTCGGTACGCCGGGCTTCCGCGTCTGATCGAAAGGCGAACGCACACCATGTTCTCACCCATCAACCAGATCACGACGCTCCGCCTTCCTGACGGCCAGCAAGTCGCGTTCGTGGACTGGACCGACCAGCCGCTGTACTCGACCTGCGACATCATGAATGGCGCGACGGACGAGATCATCCCACTCTTCAACTACGTCGTGAGCGATCAGGTCTCTTCGACCCAGAACATCACGACGAAGCGCACGGCGACCGAAGCCGACACGAACATCTCGACGCCGAACGGCCTCAGCTCGACGGAGGAGTTCCTGATCTACTCCGTCAAGCCCGAGTTCGCAGCGCTCGTGATGAGCTCGGCCGGCAACGCGACGACCGCTGTCGAGACGCTGGCCTTCGATCCGCTCCCCTCACCGTGGCAGCTCGGACGTCTGTTCCGCTCCACCGTGTTCGAGATCCTGATCAGCCAGAAGCTCAAGCACCGTGCACCGTTCGCCTACTGGCCGACCGGCTTCGGTGTGTTCTCTCAGGCCGGCGCAGCCGGTACGGTCGCAGCGCAGTCGGCGATCCCGACGGGCGCGAGCGGCATCCCTTCGGCGGAGGCTTCGCGCTGTCTCACGGTCCCGATCCACATCGGCGGCCAGGAGAAGTTCGAAATCCAGGTCCGTAATCCCACGAGCGAGGCCCTGAACATCGGTCTCACCGCAAACGCTGTGGGTTCTCCGGCCGCGAACGCGCAGCGCCTCTATCGAGTGCGTGTGTGCCTCGAAGGCCTCTACAAGAAGCCCGTCAGCTGATCGGGAAGGGAAGAAGCGAACCATGGGTCAGCTACTCAAGATTCGATATCCAGATGGCCGCGTGATGACGCCGGCCGACTGGACCACGGCGGAGGGTCTCTACTCGACCGTGGAGCTCGGCACGGGCTCGTTCACGACGCTCGACGCCTTCTCCTACGGCCTGAACCAGGCCATCCCGGGCGCGGCGCAGCGCAACGCGACGTACGCCGACACCAACCTGCAGGGTCAGGGTGGACAGCTGCCGGAAAACGAAGCGATGCTCATCCGAGCGATCCGCATCGAGTTCTACAGCATCAATGTGGGCACGCCGAGCGAGGCGCCGCTCATGACGAGTGCGGACAACGAGATCTTCCCCGATGTCGGTCTGCGCAACATGCTCCGCATTCAGGACTCGCTCATCATGAGCTTCCTCATCGCGGGCGTGAAGGAATACCTCCGCGTTCCGGTCTCGTTTTTCGCAGCCGGTTCGGGCGCGGAGAGCGGCACGGCGGGCGGTGTCGGATTCTCCGGCGCGGCAGGCTACATCGTCGGCAACAACGGCTCGACGAGCATCAAGGGCGTGCGGCAGCTCGCGTCGCCCCTCTTCATCCAGGGTGGTGAGACGTTCCGGGCGCGCTTCATCGCGCCGACCGGTGCGATCGATTCGCCCTCCGCGCTGGCCTTCACTGGCTCTTCTGCGGCAGACGCGCGCATTCGCTTGCGCATCCACCTTCTCGGCGATCACAAGCGCCCCGTCGCCTGATTCGAGGAAGACACCACCATGGCAATCCGCGATCTTCGACTCTACGACGGCAGCACCATCCAGCTCGACGAGTGGCTGCACTACCCCCAGTACTCCGTCATGGAGTTCGCGGCGGGCGTCAAGCTCAACCTCCGTGCATTCCAGTACGTGTCGGGTAATCCGGTCTCGTCGCAGGGTCTCGCGCCCCGCAACTCGACGGACAACGATACGAACTGGCTCACGAAGGCACGCACGAACTACGACGAAGCCTTCGTCGTGTACGGCGTCACCTACGAAGCGTTCGGCCTCACCGCCGCGCCGGAGCAGGCTGCGGACATCGGCTCCCCCGCCGACATCCCGATGGTCTCGCGGCACAATCTGCTCGTGCTCGAGCGCGACGTCGTCGTCGAGCTCTACGTGGGCGCGAACCAGAGCAAGCCCCAGCTTCGCCAGCCCTTCAGCGGGATCCCGCAGTCGGTCGGCGTCGTGGTCCACGGCACCTCGTATGCGGAGGTCGTCGACAGCGCCTCAGCGTACGACGTCGGCACAGGTGGTCGCGTCAGTGCGAACAACCAGTGGATGCTGAATCTCCCGATCTACATCGAGAGTGACCGCAACCTCTACCTGCAGTGCAAGACGTACAACACGATGATCGACCTGAATCAGGCGATCCGTCTTCGCTGGTGGCTCGACGGCATGAAGCGTCGTCCGGTGGCCTGATCTCTTCGTGAGGTCGAGCTCGGCTCGAGCACCGATGAAGCCCCTCGAGCATGCGGTGTTCGAGGGGTTTCTTGTTTCTCCGCTCTACGGTAAGGTTCCGAGATGAAGCTCAACGCACGACAGCAAAACCTGCTCGCCCTGCCCGCGAACGAGCTCCTCAAGCCGCAGCCGGGGTTTTACTACGAGCCGCGCGCGTTGTGGTCAGCGACGTTGTCGCGGACAAGCTCGAACCTGTATAGCGTGTCTACGCCGATTGATCCCAACACGCTCTACAACGGCGAAAAGTATCCCATCATCTTCACCCACGTAATCATGCAGTGGGTGACCGAAGGTGGGCTCACGACGACCGTGCAGCGTGCAGGCGCGAGTATCGGGCTCTCCATCGCAACTGCCGGAGGGCCGCGCTACAGCAAGCACTACGCGCCGATGTTGCTCGAGCCTGTTCCGGCAGCGGAGCCTCTCGATCCGGCATCGTTTGCAACCAATCCGATGCTTCTTACAGCAAACCCGACGTGGTATCGCCCGACGGTGAATCGCTGTGCCTGGGACTTCGAGCTTCCGCCTGTGCTTCCTGCGGATGCAATGCTCGAGATTCAGCTCGGCGCGCGCGTACCAACGCTTGTCGATACGACGGCAGCCACGCCGACGGCAGACATCAACTTGTACACACCGACTGCACCCGGGACGCCTGCGAACTGGCCGCAGATGACGTACACACGGCAGGCAGTGAGCATCGCACAACTCTCTGTGGCAGCGGCAACGCAGCGCTATCAGCCGTATGCAGACGCGCTCACGCAGTTTCTCACCTCAGGCGGTGAGTTGCCGCCCACAATCACGTTCTACGCTGGATACACGGGCGGCGCGGAAGCGCAAAATTATCCGCCTGGACAGCAGCTTTCGCCGCGCGAGATGTTGAGGCAGAAGGCAAGTTACAACGTGCCGACTAACCTGGGTGGTCTCGCAATCACGTTCGATGAGCGTTCGATCGACGAGACGTCGCGCGCTACTGCGGGGCCGCTCTCGATGACCACGCCCGTCAAGGTGCGCACGCGCAACGCGGGCACGCAGGCCTACTGGTGGCGAGACGGCGCACCGCTTTCGATCGTCAGCCCGACAATGACACCGGCGTTTGCGTCACGTCTTTCGCGACCGCTTACGCTTGCGCCCGGTGAAGCGTTTGACGTGCAACTCCAGCAAGGTGTCCTCAACGCTCCGCTCGGCATAGGCGAAGACGACGACCTCAATACGTTTTTCTACATCTCCTTCTGCGGTTACGCCGCTGTCGAGGCCTGATCCATGTCGCAGCACAAAACGTTTGCAGAGCTCGTTGCGTTCGCCGCGGTGAACCACGGTAAGGGCGTGCTCATCGAGCCGCGCTTCTACTACGACTTCCTCGATTTCTCGACATTCGACACTGACGTTTCGACGCCGCCCGTGTATAACGGCGACGGCGCGACGTTTTCGAACGCAGAGAAGTTTCCCGTACGTCTCACGCATGTGATCGCGTCGCCGATGTACGCGCCGCTCACGGTTGGTGTAGTCGATCCGGTAGCGGTGTTGCGGTACACGTACAACGAGGCCGCGCAGGGCGTCGATCTGCGGCTCGAGCGCTACCAAGAGTTCTATATGAACGAGAACCGCATCCGCCTTCCTGGCTGGTGCAACACGTACACGGCGCCACCGCTCAGCGTCGGCAACAGCGTTGCGTCGTGTCGTTTCCACCAGCCGCTGGTGCTCTCGTCGCGCGACACGCTACATGTCACGGTCGAGCAGATCCTAGGCGCCCAGCCTGTGATGATCGGTCTCGTCGAAAGCGAGCCGATCACTGTGAGCGGCGGTACGGGCGTCACGGTGACCGCAACCGGTGTAGGGTTGCGTTCTGGGCGGCCGTATCAGTTCGGCGCATTTCAGACTTTCCCGACAAATGGCCCGCTCACGCAGTTGCTGGACCCGTCGCAGTTTCAAAACATCGGCGGCGAGCCTGTGGCTATTGTCGAGATGGCGTTGCAGGTTGGTCCAGGTAACACGGTCGGCGCGAGCGTGGCAGACGCGGCGACAAGCGCCGCGCTCTACGACACGCGGCTCTATCGACTGCAGGTGAAGCAGGTCGGCAACGGCACAGGTAACAACTGGATGCGTGGGCCTTCGCTGCCAACGCCGGTCGTGCGCATGCCGAGCTCGCTCTTCGGTACCCAAACAGGCAACGCGATCGTGCACACGTTCCCGGGCGATGGGCTCACGCTCGAGCCTGGGGAGACATTGCGCGCGCAAGGCTCGCGTTACGCGAGCACGCTCACCGATACGAGTCTCCTTACGCCGACGCAGATTGCGATCGGCATCCACGGCTACTTGATGGTGCGGTGAATCCATGTGCGGCCACGGAAAGTTTCTGCGAACAGACCTCTTGCGTGTCGTGCTTACGCAAGAGCTTCAGGTCGTGCTCGAGCGGCTCCCACCCGCAGACAATCGCGTGCGCGTGGTAACGCCGATCATCCCTCAAGGCGCAGCGGTGCTCGGTGTGCTCGATCCAGCGGATGCGGACGTGCTCTCTTCGAAGGGCTACAACTTCGTGCCGCTCGCAAACGGACAAACGCTCGAGGTGCCGCTCGCGCCGGGCCAAGTCCTCGCGCTTGCGTGCGAAGGCAACACCGTCGTGATGGGCCTTGCGATTGAGTGGTACGCAGGAGTCACAGCATGAGCAAGAACAGCAAGCTCATCTCGAGTCGTACGGCGCAGCAAGCGCAAGCACGTTCCCTTCGCGACGACGGGGCACCCGTGCAGGTGCTCGGCTTCGAGAGCGATGATGGTGAGACGCGGCCTATCCCAGGTAACGACTTCCCGCAGTTCGAAGTGCCAAAGCAGGTGGATGGTCCGCAACTTTACCGTCGCGCGACGTTCGTTAGCACGGCAACAGAGCAGAATCCCACGAACCCGCTCACCGAGATCAGCTTCGCTGGCGGCGGCGTCGTAGGTGTCGGCGGCGATGTGCTCACGTCCATTGATGTCCGCGACGCGCGCTTCATCACGTTCTTCTTTCGCTACTTCCCCGGCACAAGCGTGGTCGCAAACGCCGTGAGCGTACTTGCGGTGATTCCGGAAGTGACGCTGCCGATCCCCCAAACGACACAGCAGTCGCTCGACAGCGAGCTCGACACGCTCTACTGGTATCCGATCGGCGTCGTCGATCCGACCGTGCGCGGCTATCAGCCGATCGTCGATGCGTACACAAGCGTTGCGCCCCCGTGGGTTGCGTACCGCAACTGCTACGCGACGCAGCTCAACTTCAACGCGTTCTGCGTAGCTACACAGCCCGCGTCGGCGGAGATCGTGCCGCAGTTCACGTTGCCCTTTGACGTCGCGCAGTACGCGGAGCTCCGCCTTCGTGTCGGGCTCGCGGACATCGATCCTTTGGACGCTGCCGCGGATCCTAAGTACACGTACGTCGTTCCCACAAACGCGAACGTCCAAATCTACTACCTGCTCTCGAGGTAAGCGCGCATGTTCAATCAGAACGCATTCGGTCGAGGCTTCGGTTCCCCTGCAGGTGCCGAGGCTGCGATTCGCGCAGACGAAGCGCGCGCTACGAGCGCGCAGGTACCTCGCGGCGTGCGCGGTCTCGGTGAGGCGGGCGACAGCGCTTCGACGGGCGGTGAAGCGGCGCAGGCGGCTGTGGTGCAGGCTGCGAGCGTGCGTGCGCGTCTACGCGCTGCGCTCTTGCCCGAGTTCCTCACCGACTACACGCCGATGACGGATTTTCAGAGCGCGTGGAATCAGCTCAACCAGCTCGAGCAGCGCGCGCTCAGCGTGTACATGCGCTTCGCATGGCAGCACGGTCAAGGACTCATGAACGCAGAGGCGTACGCGCGCTACGACGCGTACCGCCACGCGGTGCACGAGACGCAGGTCGTCTACCTGCAGACGCTCCGCGTGCAACTCTACGACAAGGTCGGGCGCACGATCGGCGACCAGGTGATGGCGCGCATCCCCTACCCGGGCTGGCTCCCGAAGCTCGAGATGGGTACGCCCGCACAAGCGCTGCAGGGGCTCGGTAACCCCGCGGTCATCCCTATCGCACTCGCGGTGATCGCGGCGCTCGCAGCCGTCGGCATCGTGATGTACTTGACCAGCGTGTGGGTGCCTGCGCTCGAGCGCTTCTTCCTTACGTGGGCGCAGACGTCTGCGGTCGAAGAGTTTCTCGGTAACCGAGAGCAGGCGTTCGCCACATGCATGCAGCAAGAAGGTGCGACCGCAGAGCAGTGCTCGGCGCTCGCTGCGCAGGTCGTTCCGCGCGCCGCGCTCACCGAGTTCTTCAACCAGCTTCCGCAGCCTGACACAGGGCTTGGCGTGTTCGGGTGGATCGGCGTCGCGGTCGTGAGCACCGTGTTCATCTACGCTGGCTATAAGTTCTGGCAGTGGAAGCGCGGCTCGAGCTCGCCTGCGATGCGTGGTCTACCTGCGTCGAAAAAGCGACGCAAGGTGCGCCGCGGTGTCGGCTCGCCGACGCCTCTGCGTTCGCTCCGGGACAAGGTTCCCTCGCGCTACATGCTTGAGGTCTAAATGTCTGAGCTCGCGACACAGGACGTCTTCTACATACTCTCCGCGGCGCGGACAGCGCGTAGTGCGCTTGCGAGCTTGTGGGCGACTGTGTCGGCGCACGCCACAGCCGTGAACGAAAACACCGCGTTCAAGACGCGGTTGCGCGCGCTTATCGGCGCGTTCAACAGCGCGTCGAACGTGCTGAAAAACGGGCTACTGCGGCGCGTGTACTCTAATCTCGCGCTCGCAGGTACTGCAAATGTGCCTGTGCCTGTGACTATTTCGCGCGCGCCGTTCAGCAATACATGGGCGCCGTACGATCATTGGACGGGCGCGGTTGCTTCAGCTGCGGGACGCACGTACGGCGCGTACACACCTTGGCGCTCGCCGCTCCCCGCAGCGCGCTTCTCGTGGTTCGATCAGGCGCTTGTAGAACGGTTTGGTGGTATCACAGCAACAGCTGCGCAGCTACGCACGCAGGTACCTGTACGCACCACGGTGGCGATTTCGACAAGCGCAGGTGGCGGCGCTGTAGAGACGGGCGTCCTCGCGCGTAATGCTGTCCCAGACGTCTACGCGCAGGTCCAAAAAACACAGCCTGCAATCACTTCCACAAGCAACTGGTATTCCACACAGGTTCGGAGATGAACGCCGTGAAAGACGAACAAGCAATGCCTTTCCTCGAAGCGGCACAGCAGGCGAGCGGCACGCGGCTCGGCAGCGTTGTGATGGCGCAGTCGAACCAGGCGCCCGTCGTGAACCTCAAGCCGCTGAGCGGCTTCGGGTCGATCGGCTCGATGACGCCGGCCGCGCGCTCTTTCGTCTCGCTCGGCGCCGCAGCGGTCGTCGGTGGCGGCATCGGGCTCGCGACGACGCGGGGCGACTGGCGGGGCGCGGGCATCGGCGCGGGCCTGCAGGTCAGCATCGCCTCGCTCGCGAACATCATGGAGACGCGCGGCTACGTGACAACGAGCGTCCACGTCGGCCAAGGGCTCGTCGGGCTGCTCGGGCTCGTCGGTGCGGGTATGCTGCTCTTTCAGAAACCACGAACGCGGAGGTAGATGATCGTGTCCCAGGTCTTCAAGGCCTTCCTCGACGGCCTCAACAACGTAGCGAACACCGTGGCGCAGAACCAAGCGCGCGCAGACGCCACCAAGCGCACAAAAAAGAGCGGCGGCAGTAAGTGCACGCCGTGTGAAGCGGAGAGGCGCCTGCAGGCCTCGAGCGTGCGCGTGAGCAACCTCGGTGGGATCTCGCAAAAGTAACGCTTGATGAACACGCCCTGCGCCATTTGCTCGAGCAGCATCACATCGCCCCGCGACGCGCACGTGTTCCACGTGCGTGGTCGCTACCGGACGATCGTGTGCGCGCGCTGCTCGCCGTTTGTGCAGCGTGCGATCACAGGACTCGGCGAGCTCACACGGGGCGCGCTCAAGAAGCTCGTACAGAAGCACATGCCTAAAGAGCTCGCGCTCGTCGGCAAAGCAGTCGCGTATCTGCGCGGTGGAGACTCCTGAAGCATGACCGCGCTCATCATCCCGAACCGCTTCGAGGGCACGCCGATTGATTTCGCGACGGGCGTCATCTTGATGACGCACCTGCAGGTGCTTAACGATACAGCGCTCGACATGATCAACAGCTCGTTCATCAGCGACGCGAACGTCGCAGTGCTCGAGAGCGTGCTCGGACACATCGCGCACTGGCAGACCTGGGTCGCGACGCACAGGCCGCGTGGCGATCAGCTCACGATTTTCGACCCGTCGATCGTCGAGCAGTTCGACCTGCTCATCCTCGCCGACTACCCAGACATGGCGGCACGTCTTGCGACGGTGCGCGCGCAGATCCGCCGCAAGAAGATCCTCCTCATCGGGCTTCCGCTCGCCGCGCTCGGCGGTTTCTACCTCGTGCACAAGGTGCGCTGATATGTTGCACACCCCTTCGAACGCCCTTGGCTCCGTTGTCCCGCTCTACGCTGCAGGGAATAACAGCGGTGGCTCGCCGTTCGGGTTTTTTGATCGTTACGGGCCCAAGGTCATCGTCGGGAACAGCGGCGCTGGCGACACTATCGCCGTGTGCAACTACCTCGATGTGGGCGATGGGGTGCAGCTCCAAGCCGCGCTCACCGCAGCCGCAGCGTTCAACGGCGACGTGCACGTGCGATCTGGGACGTACGTGATCTCGACACCACTCGACATTCCAGACAACGTCACGATGCACGGCGCGGGCGCAGCTACTGTGCTTGCCGCGAGCGCAACGAACCGCACGGTGATCGACAGCCGCGAGAACTGCGTCATCGAGCGCCTCGCAATCCAAGCAAGTATCCCTACGGGCGTTCCTGTCGGCGACGCTCTTGTGCAACTCGGCAGCAACAACCAACTCCGCAACTGCACCGTCACACTCGCGTCACTTACTGCGCTGCAACAAGCAACAGAGACACTCCGCTACGCAGTTCGATTGCAGTCTACGTCCGGACGCCTCATCAACGTACAGATCACGATCCCATACTCACGACTCATTGACGCCAGTGGCGGCACAATGACGGGTGTGCAGATGGAGGGCGCGTACGACTGTCAGCTCGAGCACTGCCTTGTGCGCGGTGGCGATGTTGGGTACGAGCTCAGCGGGCGCGTGGATGCTATCGGGTGCCAGGCGGTATCGATTGCGCAAGTTGGTGTGCTGATGCAGACAAGCGTGCTTGACGGTATCTACGCGCCGTCGTGGATCGGCGGCCTCATCGACTTCGCGACGCAGAACATCTACGGTGTGATGGCGGATGTGAGCGGCGCCTACGTGCGTACGGGCGGCTTCGTGACGGGGCTCTTCGGCGCGCGCATCATCGGCACCACGTTTCTTGCTCCTGCGGGGCTTGATGCAACTGCGACGGGCATCGAGCTCGACGAGATTGGTGAGGGCTTTGTCGCGCAAGGCAACACGTTCGACAAGTTCCCGATCGGCATCAGCGGGACGGCGACACAAGACTACGCGAACGTGATCGGCAACATTACGCGCGGCGCGACGACATCCATCGCGCTCCTCGGTGTAAACTGCAACAGCGCAGAGAATGTGGCGGTGCCCTGATGGCTGCGAAGACTCCTACGCTGCAAGCTCGTTCGCAGTACAGCCGCGACTGGGGCAACTACGCGACTGCCGCAGATCTTCCGAACGCGAGCGGAAACGCACTCGCCAACCCGTACTTCACGCAGCTTGAGGTCGGCGACACCGCGTACGTTACAGGCACCACACAACAGTATGTTTGCACGTCGAAAGGCACGCTCAGCGGTGCTGACGCAACGTGGGGCGCGAACCCGAACACGGACCACCAAGGACCGCGGCTCATCGTAGGCAACAGCGTCGCGGGTGATACGCTCGAGGTGTGTAACTACCTCGACGTGGGCGATGGGGTGCAACTTCAAGCGGCTCTTACGGCGGCAGGCGCTCTTGGTTTGGATGTGTGGGTTCGTCCCGGGACGTACACGATTTCAACAGTGCTCACAATACCCGATTTTGTGCGATGCTACGGCGGTACCTGGGGTGGCGTGATTTTTAACGCTACAGCGACAAATCGTCGTATCGCAACGCTCGCGACGTACGCAGAGCTCTCGAACGTATTCATCGGTGTACCTGCACCTTCGGTGGGTGCTGCGGGTACAGAGGTCATTTCGCTGGCCCATCTAGCGACTATGCGCCAGGTGGAAATCGCGATGTCTACGCAGACCGCGGGACAGGTCGCGAATGAGTCGCTTACGTCTATTGTGCGTACCGTTGCGGGGGACGCAGGTGTTTACCTCGAGCATGTGCTTCTAAGCGGCGTTTCGAAGCGTGCGCTCGGTGTCGCTGCGGATCTGAGCGGTTTTGAGATTCAATCCCGCGGCGCAGCGTCATTCCAACGCACGTCGCAGTTGATCAGTTGTCAGGTTGAACGTGCAGACATTGGTTTTGACTTAGAAGGTACTGTGTCCTGCGTGGGTTGGCAGTTTTTGGGCCTGGGACGTGCAGCCCTACGTCTGGGCGCAAGCGCGGGCTCGGGTGCACTGCGCATGGGTCCTGTAGTGGAGAACGGATACGCGTATATCCTGGACATCGCAGCGCTTGCGCAGTTCGGTGTTATCTTCGCAACGGGCAGCAACGCAAGCGGCTTGATTTGTGGACGTGTTACCGATTCCACATTTCAAACAACGAGTGTCAACGCCGCAAGCGCTGGCGCGTCCTTCCAAGGTACGGGCGTCGGCAACAGCATAACTAACTGCTCCTTCGATGGTTTCGCACTTGGTATTGACGTGAGTGCGACGCAAACGAACGCAACAGGCTCAGGGTACCTTCGCACGTTCACGACCGCCGTTACGGACGCTTCTGGATCGTTCTTGAACATGATGAGGAACATCTAATGTCTGTTCGCGGACCTTCACTCGCAGATTTTCGGCAGTGGCCCAACGTGGCTACGCCCGCAGATTTGCCGAACGTCAGCGGCGCGGCGATACAGAACGCAAACCTCGCCGTAGGCGATCTTTGCTACGTGACGGGCGCGCTTCTGACGTTTGTGTGCACGCTTGCGACCGCAGGCAGTGCAACGTGGGGTGCGCTCGAGCGTTCCGGCACCGTTGCGGAAAACGGCGCAGCCATCAACTGGACGACGCAGAACGCTATCGCGAATATTCACACCGGCGCACTTGCGACGTTCACGCTTCCAACTGCGGCGGACTTGACGACCTGGCCGATCGATGTCTCTCGAGTGCTTACCAAAACGAACACGTCCGTGTTCGGTATGGGGCTCGCCGTGGGCGTTACACAGACCGTCAATGGTGGCGCCGTGGGTGTGGGCATCACGTCGTTGCCCGGCTCAACGCTCGTGCCGTCACCGACGACGCCGCAAACAGCGCCTTCGTATTTGATTTGGCGCCAGAGCGCTACTGCTTTCTGGGTATCCTGAATGGGACAGTTTCCTGCAGCGTCGATCGCACAGCGCAGGCTCGGCCCGAACTTCACCTCGCTGTACCGTCGGTGGCAAGCTTCGACGAATACGCAGATCTGCACGCTCAACGGGCTTGATGTATCCGGCATCAACCCGATAGACGGGCTCGGCAACATCATCACTGCTGACGCGCTCGTGCAGGCGACAGGGGCAAAGCAGGCGTTGCTCAACGTCACCGATGCAACATTCGGCAATCGGCCAACGATAGAGTTCGCAGACGCCGAGGTCTACCAGACTGCAGGTAATTTTGCGCTCCCCACGACCATGACAACTGTGTTGGTCGCCGAAGATTTGAACGCAGGTGCGTTTTCGTCCTTGTTCGAAAGTTCTACATACTACAGCGTCAGCAACGGCGGGTTCGTCCACTATATCAACGGCGCCGGAACCTACAGAACAGCGTTTCATTACACTGGTTCTACGGAGAAACTAAAGACTTCAACGCCTTCGGTTTTTGTGAACGTCGTATCGTGGGACCCAGCCACCGCGGGCGCGAATGCCTTACCGTTAGCGAAAGTGAACGGCCTTGACGAAACGGTCAACACCACAGGCAGTACCGCGGGTGCCTGGCGTACGCAGCGGATACAGCTAGGCGGCCGCGAAACGTTGGGTTCACAATACTGGGTAGGTGCTGTCGCATGTGTGTCAATCTACGACGGGCTATTTACGGCAGCGCAAGCTGCTGCTGAGCTCGCCTTTTGGAAGGGGGAATATTCGATATGATTCGGCCCTACCATTTCTTCCCTACACAACAGGCCGCGCAGAACTACATCAACAGGGTAAACAATCATCTCGGTTACCCTAAACCAGGCACGACAACGTACGCCGTTCCCGAAGAGACGATCGACGGCATGTGGGCTGTGCTTTTGAAGCGGGACATCGACGCGGTGGTTGTTCCCGGTGCAGGCGCGCGAGAGAATATAGAGCGCCGTTTGCGAATCAAGTCGGAGGTAGATGCGCCTACTGAAGCGGCTGCTGCCGCTGCACCACTTACAGCGCGTCGCGTCGGAGGCAAGTAGCCCATGGCCATCGTGATTCAACAGCTCGGCCGCATCATCCCCGACTCGAACCCTCGAGCTCGGAAGTTGCGTATCGAGCTCGCGCTCGCGCTCGGTGGGACGCTCGGCGCGTTCACCGTGTGGGGCCTGCACGCGCGCGGCAAACACAAGCAAGCCGAGGCGCTGACCGGCGCAGGGATCGTCGTCGGGGGCTTGCTTTCGATGTGGCGTATCGCCGAAGAGCTCAGCGACGAGGAGGCGACCGATGTCGTTTGAAGTGACCGCAGCCATGCTCTTGCCGCGTGGCGTCCCAAGCGGACACCGCGCGTGTCCTCCGGTCGATGCCGATCGCATGTTCTGCGGCTCGGACTACGGACTGCGCACGCTCGCAGGGCACACGAAGTTTCACGCGGGGCTCGACTTCAACGGCGATGAACCGCCGAACGCGTGGCCCGTATTCGCGGTCGCGGACGGCGTTGTGCGCTTCGTCTTCTGCGAGGTGTGGCCTGCAGACGCGAAGAACGCGACGACGGGTTACGGCAACTGCGTGCTCGTCGAGCACCCACAACTCATCGGTCCGCGCGGCACACCTTGGTGCTCGTTCTACGCGCACCTCGCGGACTACCGAGTCGCTGTAGGTGATCGTGTCACCGCAGGGCAGCACATCGCGCGCATCGGCGTCTCGCGCAACGGCATCTTCCACTCGATGGGCTATCACGAGCACTTCGAGTTTCGGAACCTCAAGCGCTCGACGTACAACAACATCGCGCCCGACTGGCTTCCAGGGAACAACAAGACGATCTTCGGCTCAAGTGGAGAAGCTGCGTATCGTCCGGGGCCTGACCTCAACGATATCGGGACGACGTGTGATCCAATCACGCTCTTCAAGGCGCTCGGCATCGAGATCGCGCGCGAGCCGATCCGGGATGCATCAGGCGCGATACTGCGGCGTCGAGGTTTCATTGCGCTGAACGCAGCGCAAGGGGGCTTCAACTCGATCGCAGACCCGACGTACGCGCCGCGCATGCTCCCTCCGACGAGCGGCTGGGCGTTCGGTCCGGTGATGAGCTCCGAGGGCGAGATCTCCTCGCGTCGCGCGCGCTTGCGCTCGATGGCCTCCTCGCTCAGCGGGCTGGGATCAACGATCCCGGGGTACCTCGCAGCGTTCCAGAACGCGATGCTCGCGGCCGACGCAACATCTGGGGGTGTCGTTACGCCTTCGAGCTCGAGCGGTGTGGCGCCCGGGCAGAGTGTGACGAACGTGCCGATGCCCGCAGGGACAACGCCGCCCGAAGTCGATAGTGGGTACGTGAACCTCATCGTGCCCGAGACGAACGTCGAGTGTCTTTACCCCGCTGCAGGCTGGGCGTACGGCGCGCTTGTCGGGGCTGCAGCCGGTGTCGCGCTCGCGCTTGGCGTCATCTGGAAGAAGGTCGCGCCGCAGGGGCTGCGATCGAAGGTGTGATCTCTTGACGGCGGCTGCGCCGCTCGTGTAGGGTTGTGATCTGCGAATCGCGACGAGTCTTGGACTCTTCCGGGCAGAGGGCGAGGCAGCGCAAGCTACCCCGCCTTTTGTTTATCGCAGGCCATCAGGGCGTGACAGGTTTCGACAGGGCTCATTGAAAACTTCGATGCGTGCAGCGGTTGATCGGTTGGCCGCTTTATCAAGCCGATCACCCAAACCTGCGAACGACAACGCAGAACCCATCCTCGCACAGGCGGCGTGATGGGCGTCCGCACCTGAAGTCCTCCTTAGGGATGCTGGCGTAATTTTGGAGGGAAACACTCCGGTGTCTCAGCGGGGCGGCCTAATCACCCGACTCTGAGGCTGGTGGAGGTGCTCGGGAAACCGAGCCCCCAAGGGTTGGTCGCCAAGACCATGTGCACCCTGACGGCACGAAGCTTGGCTACGCACGTAGTATCGAGGTTGATGGGGTTCTGGACCCGGGTTCGACTTCCCGGCACGTCCACAAAGAGGAGAAGGCGAATGAGCTCGAAGAAGACATCCAAGCCGACACAGAAGAAGACAACGGAGACGCCCGCACCACCAAGCACGACGAACGAGAACGTGCTCGAGATGACGCACACGGTGCCCGCGACAACGCCAGCAGAGCCTGTGCTTGTCCCCGTCGAAGAGCCGCTCTACCCGTGCGACAAATGCGGAACGCTCCGCACCAAGAGTCAGGGTGGCACCGTCTTCACCGTCTGCGACACGTGCTGGGAGGAGTGCTGGGAGGACAAGAAGCGGACGAAGCAAGCATCTGTGCCCAAGATCGCGCCGCAGGACTACTCGTCCATCATCCCCACGATCGGCCGCATCCTGCACTTCATGCAGTCGGCGACGGCTGTCCCGCAGGCTGCGATCCTCACAGCAGTCCACGAGGACGGTGAGCTCACGTGTTGTGTTTTCGACCCGGTCCGCGGCGCCGTGATGCGTAAGCGCCCGCTTGAGCAGCCGGATGCGCCGAACGGCTACTTCATCTGGCCGCCGCGGCTCTGAGCGTTACGCCGCAGCAAGCGTACGTATGCGAGACGCGAAGCCGCACGTGCGAAACGCCGAGGTGGAAGCGCGTAAAGCGCATCTTGCGCTCCCTGCCATTCAGGGTCGATTCCTTTGAGGAAGACCGCGGTGTACAGCGGCGCGATCCACGCTAAGCGCCAGAGTGGCGCATGCCGTCGTCGAGCTCGTGCTCGTTTCTTGTAGTTCATCGCCTCAGTACTCCCTGTCGCCCCAATCGGGACCGCCGCCGTAGTTCAGGCCGCAGTAGTCGCTGAAAACGTCTGCGTCTGCGTCTCCGTCAGCTACACCATCACCCAGAGTGTCGAAAGGATCGCGGTCCTCGGTGAAGCGCACGTACATGACGCCTTGAAACGGAATGCTGCCGACGCGATCGAGCAGATAGGCCTCGCGCACCTCGCCGGATTTCGCGTGTACACGCACAGGTCCGCGGATGCCGTTCCTCTTTCTCGGCACGTTGTCCTCGGGCACAGCGACACACCAGCCGTAGTCGCCGTGCTTTGACCAGAAGCAACGCGGGGCCTCAGGAGACGCACCCTTCACGCGTACGGTCATGGTTGCCCTCGCAGCACTTTGGTGATCTCGTCTACGCACTCGGGACACGCGGCAAAACGCCTACCCGCGCGCATGGTGAGGTACGCGTGCGTGGGGTCCAGGAACGTCCACTCGAAGGCGTCGTGCGTACGCCCGCAGCACGTCTTCCGTGCTTCGCGATCGAGCGCATGCCCGGTGCCGACGCACTTCACCCATTCGGGCCGGTTCATCGGACACCTCGAGCTCTTGCCGCTTCGGCGCGACGCTGCTTTCGATTCTGCGGGTGTTGCAGCGCAGCCTCGATGCGGCGCTCGAGCGCAGCGTAATCGACGGTCATGGTCTGGAGCTCCGGGTACTGCGCGAGGTACCACGCGCGCAACTTGCGCGCTTCGGGCGTGCGCACGGGGAAACCGACGGCCGGCATCTCAAGGCGCCGCCCAGTAGGCGTGCGCGTCACCGCCACGTGAGCCTCGCATGCGCAGCCCATTCTTCTTCGACGTCGAGCGCAGTTCGCATATCGAACGGCCCCGTCGAGCAAGAGAGGTCCGCGTCCCACGACTTATCCTCGCGGACCCACCACCCACGCTCCTCGCGCGTAAGGGTGATCGTGAGCGTTCGGCCCTCGCTGACCTCGTACGTAGACACGCGCTTGATGCCCGTGAAGGCAGGCTTGGCAAACTTGCTCATGTGTTCCTCCACGGCTCGTGGTCATCATCCTTGGTGCGTCTGCCAAACACCGCATAACGGTCCTCGAGAAGCTCGTCGATTGCAGCGAGCGTCTCTTCACGCGTACGCGGGGTCTTCGCCTGGAACATCGCACAGCGGTAGAAGCACCCGAAATGTTGGCCTGTAGCGCGTTGGTCGTGTGGACACGTTTGATCGTCCGCGGTGCGCGGCGCAATGCGCAAACGCTTCCTGTGGTCTT